AGCTGAAAGGCTTGCTCGCGGGTGCTGCCTTCAGGGCCAGTGATACTGTAAGCCTTACCTTCTGGGCTAGTGAAAGAATATTCAGGCATGGGAGTTCCTTAGTGCCAACCAGCGGGGAGGGTTGAGGAAGTTGCAGAAGCGGCAGCAGGAGTCGGAGCTGAATGCTCCTGTGTAGTCGCACCAGTTGATACATGCTTCGCTGCCCCAAGCGCGACTGTCATTTCCGTGTCCATTACATCAAAAATTCCACTCAATTGGCCACTGGAAAGTGCCGCGTCCACAGTTGCACGAGCATGCTCCTTATCACTTACTGTTGGGATGCCTTTAGGGTTAATAGCCCTGGCATAAGAGTTTACTAATGAATTCAGTGCAGTATCAAGTTTCACAATATTGGCATCACCAGTCCCACGCTTCACAGCATTCTCGATGGCATTGAGGGATTTGAACTGCCCAACATTTACTTTTGAGGCCAGATCACGAGCGACTTGAATCATCTGCTTTGCTTCATTCGAGGCAATCTCCAGATTAGCTACGACAGTTGCGGCTGTACGAGCACCTGCGGTAGAACTGGAAGATTTTGCACGATAGTTAATCTGGCGATTGGCTAGTTCCGTTCCGGCTTCAGCAGCGTTCATCCCGGTCTCCTTCATAATCTGCGCAATCCCATCATTCCGGGCTTCTATGCGCTTCATAACTGCAGAGCGGCCAAAGCCGGGAACAACCTGCGTCAGCGGCGCACCTTGGGCTACCATAGCTGCTGCAGAGTCTTTCTCAGTCTTAGAGGTCGCGCCACCAGTTAAAAGCCCCATAGTCATCTTATGAAGTTCCAGCCTTTCCCGGCGCAAAGCAGCATTGTTACGAGCAGTCTCCAGCCGTATGGCTTCGTTCTCACGATGACTTCTTGCAGTTTCATCTCGCTGGTCTTTTTTATCAGCTTCTCCAGCGGCGAACTTAAGTTGTTCTGAGACTTTCATGCCCTTGTTTATCTGTGTATTTACAAACGGGAGCAGCGCTGGGTCACCGGGCGGTGGCATCTTGGAAATATCCTCTCCACTGCGAGCAAGAGCTGTGGAGAGTTGGGCATAGTTCTGCGCAGATGGGGTAGTTTTGAAGGCAAGAGCCGCCTGCGAAAGGTCTTCCGTGGCTTTTGTTTGCTTTTGTACGGCCTCTTCTCTGACCTCTTTCCCTTGCTTCGTGTAGGCTTCCGCCTGCTGTCGCCATGCGGAAGCACCTTGCAAGTCCCCTGCGGCTGCCAGCTTTGTAGCAGCCTTCATGGCAAAGTCTGCCTTTTGCACTGGAGCTTCCACGTCATCCTTAATACCAGCGAGTTCCATCTGCGCCAACTGGCCAACTTTCGCTTGCACGTCAGTGAGTTGCGCCTGCTGTGCAAGCTGCGCCTTTGCCGCGACCACTTGCTGTTGCTTCAGCTCCGTATCCGCTTGGGTTTGCGCTTGCTGCTGCCCATAGATCATATTATACCCGGCTTGCAGACCGAGATTTTGGAAGAATCCGCCCATTGTCTGAACCCCCTATTAAAAATTATAACCAGCGAAGGCATTGAGGTCAGTCCCACCAGAAAGAATTGGCTGGGAATTGAATTGATAGCCAGCTTGGGTTACCGGGAAAGCAGGCCCAGAAGCAGGAGTTGTGCTGTTGTCGCCCATGTAGTTACCAAGCCAATTCCCAGCAGCATTTCCAACAGCATTTCCAACAGCACTTGCTGCTTGCTGTTGCTGCATATTTTGCATTGCCTGCAATTGCCCAGCGGCGCCAGGGCTCCCAACATTTGCTCCAGATAGTTGAGCCAATCTGGAAAACTGATTCGCGTATTCAGTTTGCTGCATGTTAAACAGATTGGAAAATTCTTGATCTGTCAGCGCCTGCGCAGCTTGATGTTGGTTAAAGGTAGTTGCAGCCTCCTGATCAGTGAGAGCCTGGGAGGAGTGCTGTCGATTGAACTCGTTGGAAAATTCTTGTGAAGCCATCCCCTGGCCGTATTGTTGCAACTGAGCCATTTCATTTCCACTGGCAGTCTGACCTGTTTGTGCCAGCCCTCGCTGAAGAGTACTCAGCCCTTGCTGCAATCGCCAGGCATAACTTGGATCGGAGGTTTGGAAGTTATACCCAGGTTGTAGCATAGCTTGGGTGTTGCCGCCAGCCACAGACTGCCCACTGGGGTAGCTAGTCGTAGACTGCCCACTGGGGGAGTCAGGCAGAGACTGTGAGAGCGGGAGCGGGCCAACTTCATTCTGAAACGGTGAACGTGTAGCAGGTTGTGTCTGTTGTGGCTGGCCTGCCACTGGAGTTTGATGGGTAGCTACAGGTTGCTGTTGACTTGTCGTGGGGGCTGTGGAAGCTGTGGGAGTAATCCCCTGAGACTGTAACCAGTTAATGAGGAAATTCGGGTTAAACCCAGCCATATCTGGGCCCATCCCTCGCTGATCATGTTGAATTTGCAGCAATTCCTGCAAGTCGGCAGGTTGCTTCTGTTGCTGCGGAGATGGCTGCGGCTGCTGCGGAGCTTGCGGTTGCGGTTGTGGTTGCGGCTGACTTGCCACTGGAGCCCGGTAGCCGGGCTGGGACTGCTCCCACCAGGACGGGCCTGCAGGATTTTGAAAATGATACCCAGGCTGCAGCATGGCAGCGGAAGGGTCACCTGTGTTCATCAGAGCGGCAAGTTGCGGCTGATATTGAGCACGCTGGCTTGCGAATGGGTCTGCCATCGCTGGCGCAGAGCCCGAGCCTGAACCAGAGGAACCAGAAGAACCAGAGGAAAATATACCAGATACAGCTGCTCCCGCAACAGCACCTCCAATAGCAGCCCAAGCCATAATTATACCTCTTCAGTGTTAGTTAGTAAGAGTTGTAATGGAGCTGCTATAAGCCCCAGCTCTTCAAAATCTTTTGCGATTACAGCTTCTTCAATTTTGTCCAAATCAGTTTCCTTGGTCACGTGTATCACCGTCCACACTGTGTCCTCATGTGTCACAAGGAGGCGTTTAACACCAGCAGGAGAGATCATAATTCCTCCAGCAGTATATTCCTCCAACCCACCTTTTTCTGTGAGAACAGTCACCCTGCCCTTCGAGAGGAAGTGGAAGTGGTTATGTCTGTGAATTTTTCCTACTACTACGTGTCCTGCTGGGATGTGTATCTCCCTTGCATATGCCCCATCAGTAAAATGATGGAACAGTGGATAGGTAGGAGAGTCATCCACCAGCTGACCATCGACAACAGCCTGAGTCATCTGAGTCTCAAAGTCAACGATCAGGGAGCGGATGAGTTCCTCTGAGGGGGATTGAGTTAGGTCTACTCCAGTTTTTTCAGCCACCAACCGCAAGAAGTAGGAAGTTGCTGGAGCTGGAGCTGACAAAACTGGCAACATTTCAGCGAACCCTCATACCAGGAGTAAACCTCACTGACACCTGCTCCTGCAGCGATGCCGCGTAGTTCTCCCGCAAAGCCAGCGCTCGTGCCGCAATTTCCTGCCGCATACTTGCCGGGGTCTGGTACTCCAGTGCTACCTCATCTGCCAGGCACCACTTGAGCAGTCGGAAAGCTTCTTGAGGGAAGTCTGGAGTGTCAGTAGCAAGATTGAAGTCTTGGAGTTGCCGCTGAATCACTACGTGCAAGGTGTGCGTACTGTCAGCGGGGGCATTATACACATATAACATCCCTGCCCCAAGTTGCGGGTCGTAGTAGACCTGGTTAGGCACGCCTGGTTGGAGTTTATTTCCCAGTCTGTCGTAGTCATACCGGGAGCTAATAGTAAGCTGAGTATCATTCCCTACAGCATCCCGTATGTAGCAGTCCAGAACCCTCAATGGGAGGGTAGTACCACTAGCTGCGGAGAGGTCATACGCGATGACTCCGGCAAGAAGCGGAACTGGCACATCCACCACGCACCACAGTGGGAGTTCATTCCGTGCTAAGTCCTTCACCAGCAGGTTCAGGGCCACCGCACAAGTCGTAATGTCCTCTTGAGGGATGCTTTCGCTGGGATCATACGCTCCGACAAGCCGCAAGGCCCCTGCGATAACATCATCCCTGGTCATTGTGAAACCGTAAGTGCCGCTGGTAGCCATTACTTACCCTTGGCCCCAGAGGAGCTTTTGGAGCTGGAAGCCACCTTGGCGTTCATCTGCTTTGCCATAGCCTGCATGGATGCTACGACAGTTTTCCCCGATGGAGCTGCCACAGCAGTCTTCGATGGGGTTTTGTGCTTCGGTTTTGCTGCCATATGGCCTCCAGTTTACTACGATTGCGTCTTGTGAAGTTCCAGCACCACAGAGTAGGAAAGGATTGCCCCTGTTGTCCACCCTTGGGTAGCCATTAGGATTTTCCCAGTCTTCCCTGCACCTGCGTTGGAGGGTAATCCTCCAGTGCGCCTATACTCCATATGCCCACGACCAGTAAGTTCTTCAATACTCACTGGAACCGTAGCGTCCCAGAACAGTAGCACTGCTAGAGTATCCTCCACGTTATACACAATCCGGTCGATGGTAAAGCCAGCAGCTTTCACGGTAAGAGTGTTATCTATGCCGCAAAGAGTTGCTGGGTCTACCACAACAGTTTGTGCTACGTCAGAAGTATCCAGCACCCCTTCGAGCTTGATGACAGCATTGCGCGGCCCATCAAGCATCAGTTGAATTGAGGTAGCGTTAGCCATGACTGTTAGCGCTCACGCACTGCGACAATGTAGTCGGTAGTGAGGGTTTTGGCCGCTGCCGCACCATTCTGCAGCCCAAAGGAGGGAGTGAGAAGGGCTGTGGTGAGGGAAGGGGCCATGATAGAGGCTACAGGGCCGCGAAACTGGCCGGAAGCGATAGCATTTGCGCCAGTCGATGGGTTGAAGAACGCAAAGATATTCCCCTGCGGGTCTACTTCAAAGCCCAGTTCGAATTGCACATTATTGACTGCCACGCAGGAAGCTGGGAGAGCCACGCTAGTGATAACCCCGCCCACAACTGACTTCAACACAAAGCCCGTTTGCGCCGCCGTTTTCAGAAACCAAATGCCATCAGTAGCATCGAGAGGAGTGGAGTCGATGTCCTGCAGGCCGGCAATGAACGTAGAAGCAGTAGCGTCAGAGAGTGCGCCAGCGAACTTGAAGAATGTGCGTTTGCCACTGGTGAGCTTGAAGGAGGCCGTCGTGAGCTGCAGGAAGGAGGAGTCAGTCGCGCCAGTGCTGGTTGTGGTGAGCAGTGCTCCACCATCAGCCGAAGTAAGCGCATTTGTGGGAGCGCCGACAAGAGTGATTATCCAGTCAGCCGCTGCGTAAGTGATAAAATCATTGGCATACAGCTGCGCCCAAGTGGGGTCAGGAGCGCCAAAATTGCCAAGGGCCTGCCAAGGAGCTGCATTGGTCAGGCCATTGGGGCTTCGGGTGGTCAGTGATTGCATAGGTCAGTCCTCAAGGTGAAATTTGCGCGGATTACAATGGAGTAATCCGCGCAAATAATTGCATCAAGTCATCCAAACTGGTTAGCTGGCATTGCTGCCATACAGGCCGCGAGGATTGACCCAGATAAACGTATAGCGTTCATACGCGCCAACCTTGAAGTTGCGGGTGTCAGCATCGTTATCTTCCCAGATGCTGAGAGCTTCACGTTCCTGATGGATCAGGCCTTCCGCCGCGTTGGTGGTGATGAACCACGGGCCAGTGCCGGTGAGGTACGGGTTGCTGACAATACCACCGCGCAACAGCCCCTGGGTGTTGATGGGGTTGATGTCGTTGTTATTGCTGCCAACCTGCTTCGGAGTACCGAGGATGCGTTCAGCGTTGAAGTAGTTGTTCGGATGAACAACCAGTTTATCCCCCATCAGCGGCTCGATGTATCCACGGTCATTCTTGGCCTGCATCATGAGGATCAGCATGTCCTCGATGGCCGCCTGCGACAATTGCGAGTCCACAGACAACTTGTTAGCCCAAGTACCAGAGGAGAAATTCGGGTGAGCGGTGTTCAGCAAGCTCACACCATCGCCGCCTTTGTAACTGGCATTGAACGCGCGATTGAAGATGTTGGTCGCATTAATGTTTTTGGTCTCTGCAAATGCACGGCGCAGGGCCTCAACACGGCCTTTGGTCAGCTTCACATAGAGGTTATCCTGCAGTTCCTCGTAAGTGACGATGATGCCCAGGCCAAATGCCACGTTAGTGCCGCGAACCACAAAGCCTTGCTGCATCCCATCGAAGGAGATTGGGGCGCCTTCTGGCTTGACAGTCGCCAGACCGAGGCCGACAGACTGCACATATTCTTCGTAGTTCTTGGTACTGGTTTCCTTCTTGAACAGCAGCGGAGCATACTGAGGTGTGCCGGCAGCAGCACTGTCCCACCAGGCTTTTACGCCTTCCCAGAGTGCCTTCGGGTAGCTACCCGTGTTGATAATTCCAGCCATTTTGATTTCCTTTTAATGAATTGAGAGGCAGAAGCGCGCTGGGAGGCGATTACACGCCAGCAACGGCACCACGCAGTTCATGCATGTTGAACACAACATTCCAGACAGCATATGCGCCAAAGGCGTTATTAGGCTTCTGGGCTAGGCCAAACAGTTTCAAGTTCAACGTACTGGTAGTAGCTACGCTGGCGGTATTCAGCACACTTGCGGAGTTTTGCTGAGGCGCCGTAGGATTCGCCACAGTAAAGCTGGCGTTCTTGTTGGCACTGGTGGCGGTGAGTGTGTTCAGGCCATCGTCCTGGAGTTCAAACACGATGGAAGAGTCATCAGCTACCAGCACATAGTAGTCGCGGGCTTTTGCAACTGGGATGTTCTGCGTAGCCAAGTCCAAAGTCGTACCCACCAGACTCTGGCCATTCGGAGTCGATGCCAGCACCCCGACAATAACACCGCGAACAGTGTCGGTACCGAGCGCCTTCGTCACCTGCGAGATACCATTTGCGTCAGCGCCTGCCGCAGATTTAACAGGGTCACCAACGTTGTACTGGTTCGTATTGTCAGTGGCCGGAATGTAGTATATATTCGTAGCACCATTCCATGCCGACCCATCGAGGTAACGGACTGGAACAAAGCCGCGAGGGCTGTTTACGTTTGCCATTTAAGAATCTCCTGAAGTGTGATTGGTAGAGCTTACTGGTCGTCGCCAACCTGCTGCTCATAATGAGGATTGATGGAGGTACTGGTGCCCTTCGGAGTATAACGCCCCATTCCAGGAGTTTTATGCCCACGGAGGATGTCAGCTTCCCATGCATCTGCTTGCTTGTGCCTAGAGGTTTCCCGAAGTTCCCAGAGATCATCTGGGCATTTCAGCAGATACGCCCGCATCGGACTGCCATCAGCACGTTTGCCCACATAGCGGCTCAGCCGATTAGAAAGATCACTGTCGGCTACAATTCCCAGGGACGCCATGCCAACTTCATCCGGCTCCACAAAACTGAATCCCTGGTACAAGTGGGTTTCCAGCGAACCTTCGTCGTCATTGACCCAGAACAAGTGATGACCTGCTATAGAGCCGTTGACTGCGAGTTTGAGTTGGGGGCCGCCAAAGTTTCCAGCACGCTCACGGGCAGCCTGCACACGCGCTGCATCCCGCGTTGCGGCACTTTCTACTCCAACTCCCCTTTGCACTGTCCCTGTTACTTCTGCCATGTGAATCTCCTGCTTGTGTTATGTGGATGCAGACGCTGCCTGCGGTGACTATTGCTTGTTGGACTTACTTGTTCCGTGCCCAGTAACTTTGGAGAAATTTCTCCTTGGTCATCCAGCCTTCTTTGACAAATTGCTTCATCAATTTCAGGTCTGCAAGGGGCAGATCACGTTCTGTCTTGCTATTGCTTGAGCTGGAGGCATTTGCAGCGCCTTCAACTGTGTGAGGATTGGGAGCTGCCTTTGCGGCGAAGCGTCTGGGGAACTCCTCAGCCATTCTCGCTGTGACCATGTCTAAAAACTTACGACCTTTAGCTGTTTCGCCATTTTTTACCATGTCGTCGCCAAGTGCAATAGCATAGGCGCGCAGGGTTGGCTCATCTTCAAACCACTGATTTCCATCTGCAATCCATTCAGTGAGGACAGGGCTGGGCGTGGGGGCTGGGGGAGCAACAGGAGCCGTTGCTGGAATCGCCCTAGCTTCCTGCTGCTGCGCCTTGAGCGCATCAATCCGATCTTCCAGCTGTACCGCAAGATCATCGTCTCCTTCTCGAACTGCCTGCGACCGTTGCACACGCATTGCAGCAATAGTGGCCTTGATCTCTGCGTCCTTCGCAGCGAGCGCCTCTTCATGAAACTTGACAAACGCTGCCTTTGTGCCTTCGAAAGAAGCGAGCTGGGCCTTTAGGGCTGCAATGTCTGCTTGCAGAGTCTTAACAAACCGTTCCCCACGCTCATTGAAGGTCTTTGCATCTACCCAACTACTGGGATCGCCTTTGTACTTGTCCTTGGGCACCCAGCCTTTGCGAGAGGCTTCGGCGATTTCAGCCGCTTCAACAGGATCAGGGGCACTAGCAGTGGCATCACCGCCTGTTTCTTCCCCCTCCCCCAGTTCCTTCTGGGCAATAAGACTTTCCAGTTCCGCTTCAATGCTTACTGCATCTGGCGCACTTGCTGCACCCGCTACGTTTTGTTCACCTGGCATGATTGTATCCTCTTATTCAGTATAATTTGAGTTTCTTGTGGGGATTACTCTGTTGTAATCCGCGTGAGAAACCCCTTGCTACAGCCCAGTCAGTTCCTTTGGCCAATTCACTCTGGAGATTATATCCAAATCACTCACGAAGCGATATTCCAGGCCATCCAGTTCACTCTTGTGGAACTTTCCAACATACTGCCCAATGAGCACCACGTCTCCCACCTGGGCAAAGTCCGTACTCTTATCACTCCAGGCATCAGGCCCGATTTCTACCACCCTTGCCAGAACCGCAGTCGCTTTATTTTCATCGACAGTTTTTCTCGACAGGATAAGGCCACTTGCTGTAACCTCTTCTGCCTGTGGGCCAAGGAGAAGCACACGGTGGCCAGTCGCGCTGAAGCCTGACGTATTGCCTTCCGCAGGGCCCTTCGCCGCGCGCCATCCTGGGGTGTAGGCCGCTGGTCTCTCTGTGACCGATACCTTCGCCCCAAGCAGTTCTGCATAGTTCGCATTTGTTTTCATTCTCCGACCCCTCCCTGAAATAACTTCATTGTCTCAAATTGATCCAGTAGCTCCTTCAACACTCTCACGCCACCGAGCGCAGTTGCATTGTACTGCATGGAGAGTTCTGGGGTTGCTGCTACGAATTGCTCCGCAGCCCAGGCATCCTTCGCCTCTTCCAGACTGTCCTGGAGTTTCTTCATGAACTCTTGAGTTACTGGATGGTGTGCCCATTCATACCTGTCTTGGTCATTCAATTGCATAGGATATAACTCCGTTGGCTAGTTAAGCGGCTGCTGCTGGTGCCGCGGTTGTTGGTGCTTCTTGCTGCTGTTGCTCTACTGCCTTTTGCTGCATCTCCACATGCTTTTGCAGAATCCCCAGAGCCTTGGCCATTGAATCATGATGCACCTTTTCAGCTCCAATCTGTGCCTCAATCAGTGCTATCTGGTGCCCTGTGTCAACTCCCTTCGCCTCCGACAACTCCTTCGTTGCCTTTGCTTGCAACTCTGCGATCTTGGCTTCATTGAGTTTCAGTGCCCCCTGCATCTCGGCAATTGCCAATTGCATCTCATCTTGATGCTTCTGCGCATCGAGCGCCTGCTTCGCTTTCTCCAGTTCCACCTTCGGATTGACTGGTGCAGGCACTGCCTTCGGCCCGTTGGGGTCAGGATACACCCCATCCACATTCTCGAAGTCATGCACTTCCAGGAAGTTCACCATAACCTGATACTTGTCGAATCCTGGATGCGTGTCAGCCAGTTGCAACAACATTGCAGCCTTTGCCCGTTGCTGCGTTTGGCTCACTGCCTCTGCCCCTGCCGCCGGATAAATCCGAAACTTATTCGCGTTGTAGTCATCTGGGGCCAGCAGGGCATTTTCACTCTCTGTCAGTTCAAAAAACCTTCCAGAAGTTGGCAGGTAAATCCGATTCAACTCATACAGCTTTCTGATCTCCGACGTGAAGCTCCGGTGCATCCGGCTGTAAATCCCACTAAACAGCATCATGCCCTGCTCCACGGTATTGCGGGAGGTCTCAGCGGGAGTATTCTGCCCCGGTGATACCCCTGTCATGATATCTGTGGCCCCAGAAAGCTTCTCGCTGTATTGCACAAGCATCCCCAGAAGCTGGAAGAGTACCGCTGATGGCTCCCGCACGGGCAGCGGGAAGATGTTTTGACGCAGGTCATTGCCACTGGAGTCCACCGGCTTCCATTCGAAGGGGTCAAACGTAGTCTGCCCTCCTTTGAGCTTCACGCCCCTGCCCAAGAAGCCACCGGCTGTTACTGCCATCGTCCCGGCATCCAACAGCTGGTTCACCAGTGTGTTCACACTCTCATTCATCGGCCCCAGCAGTGACCCCAAGCCCAATCCATACACCCCACCATCAGGGCTTGGGATGAACAAGTATCGTGTAAAGTACAGTGTCGGGTCAATCCTCACGATGTGGTTGTCTGCAGCCTGCTGAAGTTTGTGTGCCGCCTTCTCCAGCTTACTCTTCTCAGCCATATCCTGCGTGCGAAAGCTCGCTTGCTCCAGCTTTGCAACATCAAGATCATTCACCCTGTGCACATCGCCAGTGTCAGTGTACCTAGCAACAACTCGCAGCACCTGCCCACTCGTGGCATATACACTGACGATATACGGCTCCTCATACCCATCGCCGTCCAAATCCAGCCAGCAATGCTGCTCCAGCACGTCATGCATTCCGCTGGGTCCCACCACAGACCGGTGAATACCCTCAATGTCATCAGCAGACTCTCGCAGGAGGTTCGTTTCCAGAAGCTGCTCTGGAGTTACATCCTCCAGTTGCAGGAAAATCCCCCTGCGATACCTTTCATGCAGGTCATTCTCGCTCATGGGGATGAGGTGTGTGGCCCTGCGAGCTGTGTCAATATCCTTGCAGAAGTAATCCACGACAAAATTCGCCGCAGTGACATGTTCGGAAAGATTCACCCCTCGTACAGCATCATAGTAGGATTTCTTGAAACTACTGCCAATGATAGACGCGGCCAACTTCGCCTGCTCATCCATATTCCGCCAGTTAGCATCCTCATCTGTCAGCTGCATGGACATATGCCGGGAGATGCGCTTGGCCTGCGCGGTCTTGTCCCCTTTAGGGTCTGAGCCAACTGGCTCCACTTTCACCAGTCGCTTCCCCTTTGTCATGAGGCTGACCCGTGCAAGGAACTGCAATGCGGCAATGGTCAGCAAGGGGAACTTCACATTAGCGCACCCAACCCAGGGGAAGCTCTTTTGTTCTACCACCTGCAGCGCCAGCTCAATTGCAGCCTTTGTTCGTTGTTCCCAGTCAGCCCTGGAGTCACAATCTAACCTGTACCCTGCTACCACCTGTTGCCCCAAGTCCCGCAGAGTCCCCTCCGACAGCAACTTGGCAATATTCGGAGACTGCACAAGCGATTCCATTTTCAGCTTCGCCGTCACTCTCCCGCTTTCCCTGCTTCTACTGAGTTCCTCACCCATCACTGCTCCCTCTGCTTCTATCAATACCCCGTCACTTTACTTCTTCCACGCCCGCCTTCGGGCCCCTGTCCTCTTGCATACAGCTCATCTTCATCCATGAGGTCCTCAGCTTCCATCAGAGGCATACTGTCGAACCCCCGGCAGACAATAGCAGCGGAGTCGAACTGGTCATCCAGCACCGCATCACTATAGCCAGTAAACTTCAAATTCTCGGCCTCAAACCCTGCGTACCACTCTGCGCGCTTGTCGAATTTGCAGCCTCCATTGCGCATACGCCGCTGATACGCCCTGCCCTTCGTCGCCTTGTCCTTCATGGGAGAAACGGCCACGATATTCAGATACACTTTCCGTTGCTGCATTTCCTTTTCAAACATTGGCAGGATGGCTTTCCAGATCATTCCATCTTCCACAAAGAATGTGTGAGGGTCATGCATCTCTTGGATCGCAAACATCATGTCCATGATTTCTGGAGTATCCCACCGCCCCACACGCTGGTCGATAAAGTGGAGTATGTTATCACCCGTCTGCCCAGCAACAGTCATCGAAGTCCTGTTGGCCTTGTCCTTCTTGGAAATTGCGAAGTCAATCCCGACACAGATTCTCACTGGTGTGTTCCAGTCCTCTTTCCCCATCTCCAGGAAATCTTCCTTGCGCAGGTACGAAGAGTCGTTGTCAAACGGGTCATTCAGGTACTCTTGGCTGTACCCGGAGCTGTCGAACTGCTCGATGAATCCCTGGCGAATCGCTCGAAGATCTGCCTCAGAAAATTGTTCTGGCCAAAGAATCTCGCTGAAATCATCAAAAGACTTGTGCGCCCTATAAAACAGCATCTTCCATTCAGGGTCTTTGACAAATCTCGCCAGTAGTGAGTCCTCATGCAGCACAGTTCCATGAATCCGTAGTTTCCCCCCATGTCTCAGTGCAGGCTTCACCGCCCGGAATACCCACCGGCGGAATTTATCCCTGCGCTCCTTGTTCTCTACCTGCTCATCATCTTCCAGGTCATCGCAGACTATCAGCCCAGGCCGCTTCCCATGCCATTTCCGGCCGCGCATCTTCTGCCCACTACCTCTGGCGAGTATACGGAACTGATACCCATCCTGCATTTCAACAATGATTTCAGTCTTGGAGTTCGTTGCCATACCCTTGATCTGGAACTCATTGATCAGATCCTCATTGTCAGTGAGTTCTCTGGAGATATCCCCTAAGTGTTCAATTGCCAACTCCTCATTCGTGGAGATCAGTACAATGTAGTCCTCTACACGGAAAAGGGCAGTAGCGAGTATGAACACATGGGTGAAGGCTGTGCTCTTTGCGTGCCCCCGTGGCGCTATGATCCCTGCCTGCAAGGCATCACTGGTGTACAACTCCCAGCCCTCGCGGTGGAACTCGGGGGTGGGCTTGGCATCGTCGAACCGTTGGCTGAGAAAGGCAGTAGAGAACGCCTCCATCAGGTCTGCGGTGAGTTTAACCGCCATTGCGTGTCTCTACAACTTCAGCTTCAATTGTAACATGGGCGCTACCGCGCCCATCAGCAACATGAATATTGCTTCTCTGGTGATTGAGGGCGTTCACCAGCCGTTCGGCCAGACTTTCCACGTTCCCTACAGGCTTCTCTGCGTCATCCTTTGGCTGGCCAAGCCCCAGGCCCTTAATCCCAATCTCCGTAGCTTTCAGCACCAGAAGGTCACTGACTTCTTTGGACTCCAGCCGCGTTTGGATAACGTCCATGCCCTTCAGCGCCAGCGCTCGCAGCCTCTCCTCCATCGTAGCAGTGTAAAGGGGATTCGCCACCAAGTCCCTGTAGGGATCGAGTGCTCGCTGGAACTTGTCTGAAGCCAGAATCATCATGAGCCAGGCAGGGCGTTGCTTGAAATGCGCCGCAATTGCTTCTGGCTGTGCCATCGGATTGTCCAGGATGTACGCAACAATGTCCTCTGGACGGATGCAGTCCCGTGCACTTCGGACAGTTGCCAGTCCTTCCACAGGCCGCAGTGGCTCCTGCTCAGCTGTCAGAACTTCACTCACCCTCTACTCCCTTGCAATTGCGCTAGTGTTTTCCCGACTATCCCCAGCGCTTCCAGCGCGGTCTCTGCACTAGCCTCTGTGTCCAGCTTCTCCTCCAGCACGGCCAGTGCGTGAAGGGTGACTGACATGAGGCGCTCGTTGACTGTCGCAGCGACCACGGGGTCAATCACACCCCTTCTGCGCTCTGCGAGCTTGGCTTGGAAACTGTCACTTGCAATCACTCGCTGAACCCAGAAAGTGGAAAACCCGAACAGCTTGGCCAACTCTGTGGCGGTGACTGTCGGGTCTTGCAGGATCAGGTCTATCATCCCTTCGTGGGTGTATTTCAACTTCTGCAATTTCTGGGGTGAGGCTGCCATGCTATGTCTCCTTCATTGGAACTACAGCGTGAGGGTAGCCGTAAGGCGTGGGGATGAGCAAGGGTGCAGGGGAGGAGAGTGAGGGGAGACTGTCGTGTGGAGTCAGTGGTTGAACGGGCTAAAGCAATTTTGAAAAAAATTATTCACCCGAATTACACTGTCGTAATCCCCACAAGAAACTCCCTCCCCCCCCCCCTTCAGCCTGCCCCCCTCTTCCTCCATGCCTCAGCTTCTCTGCGACTGTCGTGCGAGGGGGCCTGAAGAGGGAGGTGAAAAATTTATAAAAAATTTCTGAAAGTGCATTGCATACGTGCAGCAACAAACAGCTTTCCCCCTCCCCCCCCCCCCTTCGGCCTGGCCACTTCACCCTGCCCCCTCCCCTCGACCTGGTGCGCCCCCTTCGGTTATCGACCTCCCCCTGGGCCTCTCCCCTCCCCCGGCCATCCTAACGCACCCGCGCGCGCACGTAGCAACAACCATGCCTGACGACACGCCCCCCCATGAGAAAATATTTTTCACGCCAACGCACAAAAACATATTGCAATCCTGATCAGAGTGTGAAATGATTGCGCCACTCGCTAGGCAATCCGGCCTGGCGAGGACAACATGGAGACTCGGGATCATGGTAATAACCCCCGCGATGACGGATGCAACATGGGCGCTATTGATGGCCATGCTGGATGACGCAGGCAGTGGCGACAAGTTCCGGCAGCTGCCCCCGGCAGGACAGGCGCACATTATGACCAGCCAAATAGTGCGGAATCGCCTTATGGAAATTATAGGGGACGCCCTGCAAGCTGAAGCGGAATACCTCGCCGGGCAATAAGGCCCAGCGAGAACAACATAAAGGAGAAAATATCATGGAATCGGAAAAGGCAATAATGGATGCAGCAATGATGTTGTTTATAGGCGTATGGAATGCGGAGGCTAACACGGCATTTCACACGCTGCCGAAAAATGAACAGGTGATAATCCTCCGCTCGCCGATCATGCATATGGGCATGATGGTAAAGCTAAAAGAGGCCCTGGATAAAAAGGCCGAGGAAATCCTACAAGGGGAGGGGGCATAATCATGACACTCTACACATTCTTAGACCTTCGGGAGGCCGCGGCCTTCCTTCGCACAGCCCCCCGGCCTTGTAAAGTCTGGGACTTGGGAGAGTTTCTGTTAATCGAAGTAGCCTGACATGGAGAAGGACATGGAAAAAGAGGAATTTTGGGACATCATAGCGGCATATAGGGATAGCGATGGGTGGATTTGCGCCACTTATGAAAGCAGCCCCACGGGGGAGTGGGATGACGTATGGTATCCCCCCGAAGCACCTACACCTGAAGCCGCCATTGCCCTGGCGAACGCCAAAGAATGGTATCCCCCCTGGGCACAGGCATTGGATACAACCATCACCCGAGGCTGAACAGGCCACGTTATGCATTCATGCCCCAGGTGTGAGTGCATAGCGAGGAATGTTCCTCATTCAACCAAAGAGGCCAAATTATGAAAACTGCTATCACAACCACAACCGCCCCCGCCGCTCGCATACCGGCCATCGCGGCGGATATCTATGGGAATATCCTAACCCTGACCTTTAGCGATGGCCGATCGCTGACCCTTGATGCCGCCGCATTGGCCGATAACATCCGCCAGGATGCACTAATGCACGGATTGAAGCAAAAATTAGTGGATGGAGCCGCCATTGCGCGGAATCCTGAAACTGGGCGCTCAGCCACGCTTGAGGACAAGTTTCAAGCGGTCAAGGAAATTTTCGACCGCATAACTGACCCCGCCGACCCCGCATGGAACAAAGGCCGATCGACGGGCGATGGCGACGGCGGAAATAGCCTGCTTTTGCGCGCTCTTTGCAAGATGTCCGGCAAGAGTCCGGCGGTTATGGCAGCCGCCCTTGAGACGAAAACGAAAGCCGAAAAGGCGGCATTGCGCACGAATCCCAAGGTTGCGGCAATCATTGCCGAACTGCAAGCCGAGCGGCTGGCGCAACAAGGCCTTGACGGCGCGGCGCTTTTGGATGAATTGCTTTAGCATCTAGTCTGCTCGCCAGCCCCCTAAGCCCCCTTCATGGGGGCTTTTTTCGTCCTGGGCGCACCTCACGCGGATTACAACGGACTAATACGGGGGAAGAATGGCCGAAAATCCCCACCCCCTAAAACGGCTTAAAAGGCCCCTTGCTTGCATCGCCGCCCCCTCTTGGCTACCCTAGCCTATCCCGGCCTATTCCGGCGCATTCTAGGCCCCTTTTAAGCCGTTTTCGCACCTTCCATCTCGCCCCCTTTTGCCACTTTCCTCAATTTCCGCGCCTAAACGACACATAAACACACTTACGCCACTGCACCACAAGGCAATGACATCACTTGAAGAAAACTGGCCAATGCGCCATTGCGTACCGGATGGGATGGCGATAGTGTCAATAGCGGGCATGGGGTGATATTTGCGCGGGTTACAACGTTGTAATGCGAGCGAATAACGCCTCATGCCATCCTAACCATCACCATCCTGGAGACCATGCCCATGCAATCCCTATTCTCAGACTTCCCAACTCTTGATCTTCCCCCTGCGGAGAACCTTAGCTCTCCCCCTGTGCCCTTTTTTCTTTTTGACTCCAAGGTTGAGGCCACCTGTGCCCCCGCTTCCAGCCCCCTAGCTCTTCGGGCGGCCCAGCTCTTCCCATCCTCCCCATATCTCGCCAGGAAGTGGCTAGAAGCCGTCGCCTACCTGCGCAGGGATCCACAACACCCCCGCTGGGTACTGGACGGGGCGAAGGTGAGCTGGGCAAAGTGAAAGGGCCTTGCGGCGGCTCTTCGCAGCAGCTCTTCGCCCCCCCCCCCTACTACTACTAACTGAAAGGAACTGATCATGACCACCCTACTCACTGCAAAAAACCCCATTATTGCCATTCTGATGAGGCGCGATGGCCTCACCCTGGAAGAGGCCCGCGACGCCCTGGAAGAAGCTGCCCAGGAAATTCGAACAGGGGCCGACCCCGAAGAAGTGCTGGCGTGTGACTTCGGGCTGGAACCGGACTACATCTTTGACCTGCCGGGGGTACTGTAAAACATCCCCGCCGGCGTCCCACTCAGTACGCCGGCGTCTTATACACTTTTGGAGTTCACAAAAATGGAAATAAAAGAAACTAGGCCCAGAATCTCCCATGATGGGGATACCTGGTGGATTGTAGCCAAAGGCACCAGCCGAGATGGCAAGACCTATTGCCATTTGGCCAGCACCACTCGATACAGGCAGCAGAAGAATGGCCGGAATCCCATCCAGATCGCTGACTGGATTCCAACTGAAATGCTCGAGGAGGCACTGTGACCGCCCCCCACAACCCCCCGGCTGCCGACAGCCCCCAGTCGCTGCTGCCCACCGCCCCCTCAGCTCTTCAACTCCCCCATGTCTGGGAAGAGGTGTTCGCAGGGGGACGGGTGCAGCGGCTTGCGGCCCCTGTGCCCCCTGCGCCTGTGCCCCCTGCGCCTGTGCCCGCGCCCCTCCCTGCCCCTGTGCCTCTTGCTGCTGATGACTCCGGTTGCTCCTGCCACAGCTGCTTGTACGCGCGGGAGCAAGAGCTGGAGTGGGAACGAGAGCAAGAACTCCAGGAACTTGTGCAGGAGCGGGAACAGATACTGGCACGTATGCGCCAGCTTTTGAAAGCTGTGGGAAAAGCTGACGTGTGGGAGCTGCTGCGCAGGGACTGAAGTAGGCGGTCAGCGGCAAAAAGGGGGTTTCTCACGTGCATTACGGCCCTGTACTCCGCGCGAGAAACCCCCTATTAACTGTTACTACTAGTTGCTGACTGCTGGCTGTTCAGGCGCAGCCGCGCGAGGGCGACTCCACACAGTCCGCTCGCGCGGTGCTAGGCCCCCCTATTAGCTGTTACTATTAACTGTTGCAGCTGTAGCTGTTGACTCCCACCCCCTCCGGCTGATGAATCAGAGTATAAAGTAGGGAATTGTTATAGTCAATAGGTCAGGGGAAAAGGGGGGATTCCAGGATTATTTGCGCGGATTACGCCGGGGTAATCGGGGGAAGAAACCCCTCCTGTGCCCCTCCTCAGCCTTCCTCCGCACCTCAGCCCGACCACATTCGGCCCCACTGGAGCGGAGCGACCTCCCGCGCAAGCCTCCCCTGCCCCCTCCGGCTCTCCCAGCAAATGCTACAAGGAGCCTCCGCCGCCACCGTTGCTGCTGCCGCAGTTGCAGCTGCTACTTGGGGGAGGTCGCTCCGCTCCAGCCAGCTCCCGCGCCCCTTCAGCTCTTCCCCGCACCCCTTGCACGCTGGCCTCACCCGTGCCACTATGGCCTTTCTTGTGGAATTTCCGCTTTACTCACACTAACCAGCAACCGAAAAGGAGACAAAAATGATCACATACCTGCAACTTGGAGACTTGGGGGAGGACGTCCCGGCGGAGGTCAGCTACGACTTCTTCCCTTCCCGTGAAGATCCAGTCAGTGGCCTCAGGCTGAAAATCTTCGGGCAGTGGGGATCACCGGTCTCCTGGGGCCTTACTGAACCAGCTCAAGACCGCATAATCACGCAGATTATCGAGCGCGAGAACAGGCTGAGGGAGATTTAACCTGCTATGCCTACCCCTACTATTACACCTGCCGCCTACGCCTACGCCTACGCCTACGCCTCTTATGGGGAACTGCAGCGGGAAAATGCCGTCCTCCGAAGCCATCTGGAGGAGCACCAGTGGCGAGCTGTGCAGGACTGCCCTCCTCCAGCCGGCTGTACTCTCCTGCTCCACCTCAACACTGGTACTATCATCTTGGGCTTTGCCAACACCTCTGGCATTACTCACTGGATGCCATTGCCAGCTAGACCGGCGCACTAACCCAACCTCAACCTCAACAACCAGAAAGGACTACTGCAATGACAACTCCAACCTCAACCCCAGCATCCGAGCGCTCCTCCCATTCCAACCCTGACCCCCTGCGCTATCCATCTGCGTATGCCAACTTGCTGAAAATCTTTCACAAGCTAGGTGGAACACTGGATATTCAGCTTCAGTCCACGTCAGAAGTCGCCGCCATGAAGCACAGGCTCTACAGCTACTTCCGAGCACTGCGCAAAACCAGCGGATTCGAGGACTTGGCGGCAATCGCAGACACCATTGCTCTGCACCAGGACGGCACAACGCTTCAGCTAGTCCCGAAGGAAGGCACCTGGGATGCCCATGCGATCACCAAAGCACTGGAAGCCGTCGGCCCAGTTCAAGAGCTGGAGCCGCCAGCCCCCGTTAGCCCAGAAGCACGGGCTGCGATGCTGCAAAAACTGAGTGAACTCCGAGCGAAAAATTCCTAGCAGTTCTCGTAAATCCCCCTTGCACCGCTGGGAGACTTCCTATAGAGTGGGGTTTCCCTAGCGGCGCAAGCCCTAGCATGCAGCAGGGTGTAGCGGTGGAACCCAGATAATCCACTAGCAATAGAAAAAGGAATACAGTCATGACGAAAGAAACGCAACCTGAATCCGGCAAGGCAGCAACCTCTTACTTCCTCGTCCAGATGGATGATGGCCGCAAGGTCGAGTTCAGCGGCAAGCGCCGGATGCTGAAAGAAACCATTCTGGATGACGCCGGCTATCCCAGCATCCGCATGGACTTCGTAAATGGTGAAACCCGCACATTCAAAATCCCTGAAAAACTGCTGACACGCTTCGCTGGCCACGGCGCCGAGCAGAAGTTCGGTGACGAAATCGCTGGCCTGGCGGATGTAGAAGATGCAGTGATGGCCGTGGATGCCCTGATGGAGCGCATGAACGCTGGTGAATGGGCCAAAGCCCGTGAATCCAATGGTATGGCTGGCACCAGTATCCTGGCCCGTGCATTGCACCAGCATTCTGGCAAGCCGATGGAGCAGATCAAAGCGTTCCTGGCCAACAAGACGCAGGCGGAGAAAGTCGCCCTGCGTCAAAATGCTGCCATCGCCCCCATCGTTGCCAAGCTGGAGGCAGAGAAGCTCGGCAAAGCTAAGTCGGCTGTTGATACCGATGCACTGCTGGAAGAATTGGTATAAAGATTCAAAGTGTCAGGGGATGATTGCCCCCCGGTGCGGAAGCCTGCGTAATTGAGCCTCCGCAGGCTTACGGAACCGCAATCACTAGCCCACCTCAGACGTGGGCTTTTTATTGCCTGGAGTTCAGGGGATGAAGTGGTAACTTGTGTGGATTACAACAGAGTAACCCGCGCCAATTACTTACAAAAACACACAAAAACTGACTTGCAATCTCGCACAAGTTATGCTATCCTCTAATCGTTAGTAGGGATTTCCTCTACTGATAACTAACCAAAAGAGGCTCAGTCATGGAACAGTTCAACGCAGGAGAATATCAGGAAGCAGAAGATCAATTCAGGGCACGGGAGGCAGAGGCCCTGGAGGATCTGGAAAAGGAAATTGAAGCACTGGATTTTGCTCTGGGGGCAGGGGCAGGAGATGGCGAGTTCTCCCTGGATGCCCTTCTCCGGGAATCCCTACAGGAAGTGGCGGCGGCCCAGAAGGTCAAGGCCGCCAAGAAGGCGCTGAAAACCGGCCTGGCGAACGCAGAAGAAACTGCGATGCTACAGCGTCTTGTGGCGAATTGGGAAATCGGCAGGCTGTGGCTGCCTAGGGCTACTGTAGTGATGTTTGACGTGCAACGCTGCACAACCTGTGGGGCGAAGCACAGTCATTTTGTGGGGCGTTTCCAGCGTCAGGAACACCGAACCTCCACGGCAATGCGCTGGGTACGGGCGTCGGAAGCCCCGATGCAGGCGGGCTTGCCGGAGGAAGTGAAGGAGAATGAACACCTGACAGACCTTTGCGCAAGCTGCTACTCAAATTAACTAGAACAGGAGATTCTGAAATGACTGATGCACAGCACGAAGCAAGGATGTTGAATTTTGCCCTGAGAAGTTTAGGAACTATCAAGGGGCATCTAAGGTTTTTTCCAGAGGAACACGTAGGAACGCAGCTAATAGCAATGGAGGTGATACTGGAAGATATGGATAGAGTGTTACATGAAGTAGTTAAAGAGGCGACGGCAGCCCGCCGGGCCAAAACCACGAAGGAGTAGCAGACATGGCACGACCAAAGAATACACTCAGAACAGTATATTTCAATGTGGGGCTGCCTGAAGATCTGGCAGCAAAGGTGAAGCTGCACTTGTACAGCGACTTGGAGGGCAGAATCCCCTTCGGCACGCTGCAGGAGTTTTTCACCAGTCTTGTGCGCAAGCACTTCAAAACTGCCGCAGCAGATAAAGCTGTAAACTAACCCCCCCTCAATTTCTAAGGAAATCAAAATGTCGCCAGTAAGTCAAACCACACCTGTTGCTCTCACTGCAGAGCAACAGGTCGCAGTAACAGCCCTAATGGACTTCCTCTCTGATCCCAATCCCCCCTCACTGTTCTTTGCCTTGGCGGGCTTCGCGGGCACTGGCAAGACCTTCTGTATGAGGGAAGTGGCAGCAAGGTGTGCAGGCAGTCATAGCAAATTCGCCTACACTGCCCCAACAAACAAGGCAGCAAAGGTGCTGCGGGGAGTCACAGGAAACGCCTGCACTATCTACTCCCTGCTAGGACTTCGCATTGACAAGAGCGGGGAGCTGAAGAAACTTGTCGGAGGGCACAGCACAGAAGACTTCGCAGAATATGACGCAGTGTTCTTGGACGAAGGAAGTATGGTGGGAACACAGCTGTTTGACTTATTGCTGGCGAAAGCCGAGCAGCATGGGGTCAAAGTTGTGTTCCTGGGGGATAAGGCACAGTTGCCGCCGGTAGGGGAAGCCTCCTCTCGCGTCTGGACAGAAGTAACTGCAGGCGCTTCCCTCTCCACTGTTATGCGGCATGATAATCAGATTCTGGCACTCGCCACGAAGGTCAGGGAAGCCGCGGAGCAGCCATTTCCATCAATCGTACTTGAAAGTGACCACAGCGAGGATTCTGGGGTTTGGAAACTTTCCCGCGCTGCGTTCAAGAAGGCCATGTATGAGGCAGCAATGGCCGGGGAGTTCGCTGATGGAACCAGCAACAAGGTACTTGCATGGAGGAATGTTCAGGTAGGGGAGTACAACAACCTCATTCGCAGCGGGATTTTCGGGGCCGCGGCAGTTCCTGGATTGTACCTGCCTGGGGATAGGATCGTGGCCACCGCTCCCTGTATGGCCGGGGATATGCCGCTTCTTGCTACTGACGAAGAGGCGATAGTGGAAGGGGTAGCGACCTGCAAGCACCCCTTGTACCCCGGCTACACGGCGCAGGAACTCACCTGCAGGAGTGAGGAGAACAAAGTCATTCGCTTGCTTGTGCTGCATCCAAGTAGTCAGCAGCAATTCAATGAGGATGCAGAGAAGAAGGCAGCAAATGCCCGTACCTCCCCCAAGCTTTGGCAGGCTTTCTGGAAGCACCAAGAGCTCTTCCACGCAGTGAAGTACGCATACGCGCTGACAGTGCATCGAGCGCAGGGGAGTACGTATGAAACAGTTTGGGTGGATTATCAGGATATTCTGAAAAACCGGAATCGTAGGGAGGCATTTCAGTGCCTGTATGTTGCATGTTCAAGGCCAACAACGAAGCTGTTGTTGGCATAAGCACAAACCCCAAGGCCGGATCAGTGGGGCAAAACCCGGCAGCCGGTGGATTGGATATCCTTTACTCCCCAAGGCCACTGGCAACTACAGCAAAGGAGAAAAGAGTGATGACAGATACATCAAAGAGCAGCAAATGGCAGCCTATAGAAACTGCCCCAAAAGATCGCAGGATTTTGGTGGGCAAAGTTGGAGATTCGTGGGTATATCCTGCATGGTGGGATGCCTACCGTAATCACTGGGCCTTGGCAGATTTCCCCCTGGATTATTTTTTGACGCCCACTCACTGGATGGAGTTCCCTGACCCCCCTCAGGAAGATTAAAGCTGGAATTACACAAGGAGAATGAAATGAAAAAGAAACCCGCATTGATACAGACGTACAGCAAGTTACGCAATGAGTTAGCAGAAGTCTGCCTGGAGATTGCAGCAGAGATAAACCGGGGCAATACGGAATTGGCGCTATTGGTACTGGGCGAGGAAATGACTGGGCAGGTTGGTAAGAGGGTGCCCGGCCCTGAAGGGGCAGAAATACTACAAGCAGTAGTGACATTTGTGGGTGGCAAATTCGAGATCGAAGAAGCATTCTGAATGGGATAGAAAACCGACAAAACCACGCAGGAGAATGAAATGGAATGGAAAAAAGACAAAGCTCAGTATTTGAGCGGAGAAGCGCTGTATCTTGGGCCGTGGGTTGTCGGCTATGTAGAGTATGATGGCCTTTGCCCCAAAGACGATATGCTCAGGTACGTAGCTGCGTGTAAACTACCGGGAGTCACAGGGCGTACTAGATTCTCAACAGCGGCGGAAGGTAAAAAAGACGTTGAGGCAACTGTTAGATATTGGTTGAGCCAGTTGCCTCAGCAGTGAAAAATGAAAGGAGAACTAAAAATCATGAAAACAACCATAACACTATCCAGCTTCAAGCAGGCCTTCCAAGATGCTGGACGAGGCGATCATTTCAGTTGGGAAGGGCTAGAAGTTTTGTTTGACTTTTTGGAAAAACTGGAGGAAGATACAGGTACTGAAATGGAGCTAGATGCCATAGCCCTCTGCTGTGATTTTGCAGAGGAGCCCCCAGAGAAAATCGCCGTTGAATTTGGAATCGTTTCGGCGGCTGGAACCGACATTACAGAAGATGAGGTAATGGATTGGCTGCAAGACCGGACTATGGTAGTCGGGAAAACGACATCAGGGATTATTTACCAGCGAGTGTTTTAACTAGGTAAATCCAAGTAATCATTGCTTTACGTTGCGCGCTGAGGAAGATCACTATAGGATTATTTGTGTGGATTACCTCATTGTACTCCGCGCAAATAATCCCCTTACCCACATAACTGGAGACTCAAATCATGGCAAAAGCACCAGCACTTTCAGCTCAAATCCTCACACTGCGGCATGAACTCGCGGAAGCCAAAGCAGCCATAGCTGAACTGGAAACCAAACTTCGCAGCTCCGACAACGCTAAGGATCAGTATTACAAATACTGGCAAGAGTCCAAGACAGAATTGGACAACTTTCATCTCATCCTCGATGTGCTGCCTGGGATTCCCCCACGCAGGGAGGAAGGCGCATACAGCGACCTTCCCATTGGCGCTCGCTTCCTGAGCTGGGCGGTCTCCCTCTTCATCCGCCGCGCAGGTGCTTCCAATGACTGAAATCATCCCCTCCAAACTCCAGGAATGGCGGCGGAAAGCCGCTGACGGTATAATCACAATTGAGGAAATGCGAGAGGCTATTGCAGCTATCCGCCAGGAGCGCATCGCAGGCAGTATGCGAAGCAGTGCGGCAAGAGAAGGGAAGGCTGTGGCCAGGGCAAAGGCAAAGCCGATTGACAGTGAGGCACTACTAGGAGAACTGCTATGACCAGCGCAAGCACCAGCACCCGCCCCATGTTCCCACACACTCTGGACAGCACCATCCTGTCGGCTTTCCGCAGCTGCCCGCAAAAAGCCTTTCGACAATACGTGCAGCACTGGAAATCCCGCTTTCCTTCCGTGCATCTTATTGCTGGCGGGGCTTTTGCATCTGGGATCGAAGCCGCTCGCAGGGCTTTTTTCATAGAAGGACGAAGCGCAGAGGATGCCGAAGGCATCGGCCTTGCAGCTCTTATCGCGCACTATGGCGACTTCCCCTGTCCTCCAGATTCCCCCAAATCTCTGGAGCGCATGTGCGGAGCGCTGGAATATTACTTCTCCATGTACCCTCTCGGTGCTGATGGGGCGGAACCAGTCACCTTCGCCAATGGCCACAAAGGCATTGAGTTCAGCTTCGCCGAACCTCTCGACATTGCGCATCCAGTCACAGGCGATCCTATCCTTTACACTGGCCGAAGTGACCAGATCGCTGAGCGCATGGATGGCATCTTCATCTACGACGAAAAAACCACTTCCAGCCTTGGAGCTACCTTCGCACGGCAGTGGGAGATGCGGTCACAGTTCACCGGGTACCAGTGGGCTGCTGCAAGGCATGGGATTCAGGCAAAAGGGAGCATCGTTCGCGGGGTGAGCATCCTGAAAACCAAGTACGACACAATGGAAGTTCCCACGTATCGTAGCAAGTATGAGATAGAGCGATGGGAACAGCAGGTGCTTCGGGATGTGGAGCGGATGATTCAATGCTGGAAGGAAGGCTATTGGGACTTCTCTCTCGATGCAGGATGTATGGAGTACGGTGGCTGCCCCTTTGTGGCTGTCTGTAAGAGCTCGCAGCCAGATGATTGGCTTCCTGTGAACTTCGAGCAGCGAGTCTGGGATCCATTGGCGCGCCGGGAACTCAGTGTGAAAGAGTATGAAGAAAGCTGGGGGCATGTGCGTGGGGGAGGCGAAGCACCAGCACCGGAGCTTCCAGGAGGGGTTTCCCCGGAACAGGCTGCGAGCCTCTCCGAGGAACTCTCTGGAATGCTTGGGGGTTAAGATGGCTGTGCTCCCATCCCCACTCCCCTACACTCAGCATTTCTTTGTGGAGAACCACTACTTCGGCAGTTGCCAACGTGGTGGTATCCATATCCATGAGGAATACGCAGCTCCACGTTCCTATGCGTACTTCTGTCCGATTTGTGCGGAGGTGTGGGCCAGGTGCCCGGTAGAAGGGGGAGGCTCAATGGCAGGGACTTTTCGGTGCATCGAAACTCCCTGTCGAAAACATCCAAAGCACCCTTGGGCAGTTCCCGGCTCTTTGATGTTGCTGTGGGATGCAGAGTTTTCAGAGTTGTTCCCTGAGGAGTTGGTGCGATGGGAGTTTGAGCGTCATCTGAGTTACGCGGAAAATGTCCTGCTGGCAGGTTAGCAGGCCCACAGTCCCCCAGAAGGAAAGCACTACCATGACTACTGTAATTATTTGCTTGAGGCTTGCGTTGTTCATCTGGGCTATAGTAGAAGCCGTGCAGGTGCTATCTCGCTGAGCCTTTTGACTATTCCCCACAGGGAGGATTGTGGCCATGAATACTATTGGAATTTGTCTGAGACTTGCAGTAATCTTATGGGCTGTGGTCGGTGTTTTATGGGTTGTGGCCGTACTGCTGGTAGGTTGGCAGGTGTACAGAACCCGCAGATACCACAAATATCTTAACTATTTACAACAGAGGAAAAAACTATGACTGAACTAGTTGCAGTATCAACAACCTTACCTGCCGCCCCCGTCGCCCCCAGCGCCCTTTCCGGTGTCAATGTGCTCCTGATGGGGCCAGCAGGTACTGGCAAAACCTACTCCATCGGCTCCCTGGTAGAAGCAGGGGTTGAGGTATTCTACCTGGGCTTAGAGTCCGGGCTGGAGTCCTTGCTCGGTTACTTTACTGACCGTGGAAAGGAGATCCCCCCGAATCTTCACTGGCACCAATTAGCAGCGCCAAAAGCAAGTTTCAGTGAGCTTCTGGACAACGCGACAAAGATCAACACAATGGCACTGGATTCCCTTGCTAAAATGTCTGACCCAAATCGCAGCAAACACAATCAATTCCTCCTTCTGTGCGCAGCGCTGAATAACTTTCCCGATGACCGCACAGGGGAGAAGTTTGGATGTGTTGATACCTGGGAACCTTCCCGTGCCCTGGTAGTGGACGGTATGGCTGGGCTGGCCCGTGCAGCAATGTCACTTGTCGTCGGGGGAAAGCCAGTCAAGAATCAATCAGACTGGGGCATCGCGCAAGACCAGGTGGAGAAAATCGTGCGCATGTGGACAGACAACTGCCGCTGTCACTTTGTACTCATTGCGCATGTCGAGCGGGAGACTGACGCGGTGCTGGGCGGGGTGAAAATTATGATCAGCACACTTGGCAAAGCCCTGGCGCCCAAACTCCCCGCAATGTTCTCTGACGTCGTCCTTACAGTCCGTGAAGGTACGAAGTTTTCCTGGGATACGGGGAGTGCAATCGCTGACGTCAAGTCACGCAATCTCCCCATCGCCCAGGGACAACCACAGGACTTCCGGCTTATCATAGGGAAGTGGAAATCACGGGGAGGTGTACTGTAGCCAATGCGCGTAACTGTAGCAATTCCTCTTGCACCCTGCCGTTAGGGGTGCAAGACTAGCCTCACCCTCTCACGCACCATCGAGAGGGGTTTTTCTCAGCCTTAACCTTAACCTTAACCTTAACCTTACAGGAACTCTATCATGACTTTTGATGCTAATTCTTTTCTCGACTCCACAGTCTCTGGTGCTAACGATACCAAGGTAATCCCTGTACCCGTTGGCGAATACATGGCCATTATCTCCAAAATCGCCCCCCGCCAGTGGCAATCGAAAGACGGCACATCCTCTGGTGTTGCCTTGGACATCTTCTGGTCTATCGAAGATACGCAGGTCAAAGCCGAGCTGGGCCGCGATGAGGTCATCTGCAAGCAGGGACTTATGCTGGATTTGGATGCTAATGGTACGCTGGATATGTCCAAGGGCAAGAACGTAGCCCTGGGCCGCCTGCGCGAAGCTGTCGGCAAAAACGATCCCAGCGAACCTTTCTCCTTCGCAATGTTGCCCGGCCTCTCTGCCCGTGTCAGTGTAAAGCACCGCATGGGCCAGAATGACGGTGAGGTGTTTGCTGAAGTCAAAGGCGTTGCCAAGCTGTAACCCCCTGCTGTAATTCGTAGTTGTAGCGCCTTGGGCCAGTTAGGGTTACCCTTCCCTCTCTGGCCCTTTTTTCATGAAAGGCATTTGCCCATGATTTACACCAGTAACATATCTCAAATTTCCCAGAACTTGCCCTCATTCCGCGCATTGCCTATTGCATCATGGGGCGATGCCCATTACCGTATAAATCCCTCAAAAATGGCCGGTTCTAAGCCATTCTTGATCTATAGCGCCGTGCCATTGAGCCACGGCATTTTCTCCATCCCCTTTAGCCATAAGTGAGGCCACAATGCAGCTAATCGCAGTAGATAAAATCATCATCGCCAAAGACCGCCAGCGGCAAGAGTTTGACCCACAGGCACTAGCGGAACTTGGCACAACAATTGCCAGTAAGGGACTGATGCATGCACTGGTAGTACGGGAATCTCCAGAAGGCTTTGTCCTGGTCGCGGGTGAGCGGCGGCTTCGCGCAATCACTGACCTGTGGATGCTGGGAGGCCAGTTCCACTATAACAGCCAACCAGTCCCGGAGGGCTTCGTGCCCTATGTCACCTTGGGGCAGCTCTCCCCACTGGAAGCGGAGGAAGCGGAGCTGGAAGAAAACCTCCACCGCAAAGACTTAAGCTGGCAGGAACGTGCAAGTGCTATGGCCAGGCTCCACAAGCTCCGCTCCCAGCAAGCCCAAGCCCTTGGAAAGCTCCATACAGTGGCTGATACAGCGATGGAGGTGAAAGGCCGCAGTGACGGCTCCTTCCAAGATCAGGTGCGCAAAGATATCATAGTAGCAAGCCACCTCCATAACCCTGAAATTGCAAAGGCCAAAACCACTGATGAAGCATTCAAAATTCTCAAGCGACAGGAGACTAGCGCAAAGAATGTTGCACTGGCGGAGGCAGTCGGCAGAACTTTCCAGGCTTCTATCCACGAAGTCCACAATGTCAACTGCCTTGACTGGCTTAGGGTATGCCCAGCAGAGCGCTTTGATGTCATCCTCACCGATCCCCCTTACGGAATGGGGGCTGATGCTTTCGGTGATGGCGGGGAGGGAAGACTGGCCAATAGCAGCCACCACTACGAGGACAGTCACGAAAGCTGGCAAGAGCTAATGCGCCGGTGGTGCCCAGAGAGTTTCCGTGTCACGAAGCCCCAGGCCCACGCATATGTCTTCTGCGACTTCGACCGGTTCCATGAGCTGAAGGCACTGATGCAAGCCGCAGGCTGGTACGTATTCCGCACACCAATCCTGCACACGAAGCCCAACAGTGGCAGAGTCCCACTCCCTGAAGAAGGCCCGCGCCGGCAGTATGAGTGCATCCTGTACGCGATCAAAGGGCATAAAAAGACCACAGCAATCTACCCTGACATTATCGCTACAACTGCCGACATGGGCTTGCAGCACGGTGCGCAAAAGCCGGTCGCACTCTATGAGAATCTGCTAATGCGAAGTGTGCGACCTGGGGATGAGGTGTTGGATTCCTTCGGAGGCACTGGCACTCTCATCCCAGCCGCTCATGCCAAGAAGTGCAAAGCAACGGTGCTGGAAGCCTCCAAGGAATACTATGGAGTGTGCCTGCAGCGGCTGAAAGATGTGGAGGAAGCCGACAGAAATCCTCCTGTTACCACTGGAAAGGTGTTGGGAGATGAACTGGCAGCTTTGATGAGGATGTAAAAGCTGCCCCCCCCCTCATACACACACGCAGGAGTTATAGTCATATGATACGCGCAGTCGGGCCGAATAATGCGGCCATAGCAATAGTAGGAGAGTTCCCGCATGAACAGGATATCGCCACAGGGGAACCATTCCGGGGTATGCCTGGGATAGAACTCACGAAACTCATGCGGGAGGCTGGAATTCCAAGGGAGAGTTGTTACCTGACAATGGTATGCACTTCCAAGGCGCCTTCCGGCAGGACTGGAGGACTTGTAGCGCTGAAGAAAAAAGACATTACCCCAGCCCATGTCTATTGCAACGGCAGGATGGTACTACCCCAGGTAGTAGAAGGGATTGAGCGGCTACGGCAGGAACTCCTGGCCCTCAAACCCAATGTTGTCTGTGCCATTGGAGACTTGGCGCTGTGGGCACTCACTGGGGAGTGGGGTGCGATGAACTGGAGGTCGTCTGTGATGGTCTCCACGCTTATTCCAGGTTTGAAAGTCATCCCTACAATCTCCCCGGCACTTCTGAATATGCAATGGAATCTGCGCCCGATTCTGCTGCATGACCTGAAGCGGGTGGCCAGGCACAAGGACAATCCGCGGGTTTCTCGCACGGATTACAATCTTGTAATACGCCCAAGTTATTCCCAAGCTACCGACACCCTGGATTCCCTCATCACTTCTGCCTCAGCCGCTCTCAGTGCTGGTCACAAGCTCAAACTCGGCACTGATATTGAAACCCGTGCAGGGCACATTGCCTGCATCGCCTTCGCATGGAGTTCCTCAGAAGCCATTTGCATCCCTCTCATGTGCCAACACTCTGATGAAGGCTACTGGACTCTGGAAGAAGAATCCCAGCTCGTACTCCGCATGATTCGCCTCATGTCACTGGTGCAGATCATCGGGCAGAACTGGAACTACGATGCGCAGTACATCTATCGCTATTGGCACTTTCTCTGTCCGGACGTGCAAGACACGATGATTCAGCAGCACTCCTGCTTCTCCAACCTTCCGAAAAATCTGGCCTTCCTCTCTTCGATGTATCTGGAGGATCACCTGTACTGGAAGGATGACCGTACTAATTGGACTGACGGCCCCAAAGGAGAAGGTGAGGACAAGTATTGGATTTACAACTGCACAGACTCCCTGCGCACTCTTGCGATCCATGAAGTTCTAACACAGGTTGTAAAGTCCCTTAAGCTCGAAGCTGTCAATGCCTTTCAGCAATCTCTCGCCCCCTGTGTTCTCAAGACCATGAATCGTGGGATTCGTATGGATACGCGCAGGCGTGCTGCCTTTTCCCAGGAACTTCTACAGGCACGGGCTGCCCGAGAAACCTGGATGGCGGAAGTTCTTGGCCATCCAGTCAACATCCGTTCCCCCAAGCAGATGCAGGAACTTTTCTATGAAGAACTCGCGCAGAAGAAAGTGCTCAAGCGGAACGCAGAAGGCGGCATGTCACCTACAACCAATGATGAAGCCCTGCACAAGCTCGCAATGCGGGAGCCGATACTTCAGCCCCTCACCCGCACGATCTCTGAACTGCGCTCTCTGGGAGTTTTCAACTCAACTTTCGTGGAGGCGCAGCTGGACACAGATGGCCGCATCCGCACCACTTTCAATATCTGTGGGACTGAAACTTACAGGTTCGCCTCTAGCAAGAATGCTTTTGGTTCCGGGCTGAATTGCCAGAACATCCCGAAGGGCGGTGAAGTCGAAGGCGGCGGCCTGTCCCTGCCGAATGTCCGCAAACTCTTCATCCCAGACCCCGGCATGGCCATGTTCGACATTGACCTAGACAGTGCCGACTTGCGAATTGTGACATGGGAGAGTGACTGCAAGTGGATGAAAGACCACTTCGCCAATGGCAGGAAGCCTTACATTGAAGTCATGCGGGAGTATTACCACAACCCCAGCATGACAAAGAAGTCACATCCCAGGGAATATGGCATGTTCAAATCACTGTGCCATGGAACAAACTATCTGGGAACCGCGGATGGCATTGCCCCGCGCATCGGACTGCTTGTGCATGAAACAGAGCGAATCCAGAAATGGTACTTCGGGCTTGCACCGGAAATCAAACGCTGGCAAGAGGATATCAAGAAGCAGGTCAGTGGTCGCCGGTACGTGCAAAATGCCTTTGGCTATCGCATACACTTCTTCGACAAGATAGAAGGGACTATCTTCAATCAGGCAGTCGCATGGATACCACAGTCAACAGTAGGCTGTCTCATCAATCGTGCCTATGTCAACATCCACAACAACTTGCCGGAGGCTGAAGTCCTACTCCAAGTCCATGACTCCCTGATGGGGCAGGTACCCATAGAAGGCAAGGAGCACTGGCTGGAGAGAATCGTAGAGGAAGCGCAGATTGTTATTCCCTATAGTGACCCGCTTGTGATTCCGGTGGGGATTGTCAGTAGTGAGAAAAGCTGGGGGGATTGTGAGTAGGCTACTGGCTACCACCTAGCCCAGACACCAAATCCCGCAAAGGTATCCAGCCTTCTCCCCTGCACTTGTGTAGCTTCAGCAATAGCTCCCAAGTGCAGGGCTTTCACTTGCAGTAATTCCTGCCGTACATACGCCTTCACTGCTGGCATCCCACCCTGCACCCCAGCATACATCCCCGCCTCTGAGTGCTGCTGCACACCCACCCAAGGCAGTGGCTCTTCCTTCACATACTGCGTGGTGACTCCAGTCGTTGTGTCCAACACCGCAGTTACAGTTTGCGGATGGTCATTTGCTGCCACCTGGCTCGCACTCACAACCGACTGCGCCGCGTCATCCTGTACGGTCTGTGGAAGTTTCAACTTGTGCTTCACCGCCGGCCTGTACGCTCGCACCTTTGCAGCAGGCACCACTACATCTTCCGTTACATCCCTGCGCACCTGTGGGGCCGCCGCTGCCAGTACCGCAACATCCGGCTTTGGCTCACTCACCACTGGCTTCAGCAATGCCCAGGAGAAATTCACAATCGCTACTGTGGCTGCAATAACCACAACAACTCCCCCGATCAGATAATATTTCGTCCTATTGTCCATTCCTCACCCCCTCACCCTTCCATACACTGTTTGTATTCTTGCTGCCTACGCACTACAAGTCCCCCACACAGATGCCTATACCTGGCATCCGCACAGTCCTTGCCTTGGTAGCGTGTCCAGCGAAGAATCTCCCCACACGCCCCTTTGTAGTCCCCAGCGTTCACCTTCTGCACCAGCCGCGAATCGCAAAAAGCCTTCCCCCCGATGTTGTAGGCCAGTCCCACAAAAGCATCATATTCCCCCTGCGCCAACGGTACGTGTACACACTGCTTCAGTGCCCCTTCAAAGGTGCTAATATCCCGCAATGCTCGCCCCAATGCCCGCTGAGGGGTTGTAGTATCTCCCAGCCGCACCCCAGCAGTCGTCCCGAATCCTATTGTCGGAACATCTCCTGCAACGGGAATAATTGCCTTGTCACTGTACCCCTCCTGCCCCACAATAGCTACAAGTCCTGCGGCGCTCAGCACCAGCCCGGCAATTGCAGCACGCCTGCGATTCTCCGGCGCCATCAGAGTTCCTCAGTTCCAGAGTCCACAGCAATGCCCTCTTCGGCTTCCCGGCGCTGCACCAAAAGCCTCGCAATGAGAGCAGCCACAGTCACCACAAAGGTGAGCCCTGCAAACAGCATCTGTGGCAGCCTGTCCCCAACAATCGGTAATGCCATTTCAACCCCAGAAAGCACTGCCGCCAGCAGCATTAACCGGAAGCTCCAAGCGTTCCTGACTACCCATTTCCAGTCGTCCAACAGTACCTTCTCCATCCCCATCTCCATCTCCTCCAGCCTTAGCTTACAATTGTAGTCGTATTCACTAGCAACCAGTTCGCCCCATCGCTCCTACAGAGCTTTGCCCCACCAGTAGCATCTGACACCTCGATGTACTTTCCAATACTCCCACTTGCCAAAGGCAGCGTTGCTAGCGTATACACTGGCATTTGCATCGGTGCATTGGAAGTCAGCCCCTTCTGCAGTATTGTAAACCAAGTCACCCAAGGTACTGCAGTCACCTTCTCCACGCCTTGAGGGGCAGGAGGCAGCGTAATAAATCCCATCATCAACCTCCAGTAGGCTGTGCTGCGACATCAGCTCCACCAATTCCTATCAGGAGCTCCTCTACGCGCAGTGGCGTGTCATCCACATGGCGAAAGTGAAAAGCCCTGCGGCGTGTTGCCCCAAGTCTCAGTGTTCTGGCTCTGGGAGACTGCATAGAGAGCGCGCGGAAACTTGCCCAGGTCTCATAGTCTGTATCTGAATATCGCAAATATCCAGTCGTTAGGACTTTATCCCCCCTTACTTCAGCGGAAGTAATCCGAGTCAATGTCGAAGTCCCTCCTGGGGAAAGATTCTTAGTTACAATATTAAAATCAATTGGGCCAGTATGGTCACTGTAAGTACCTGTGTCCAGTTTCTCCACCGCCCCGCTTGAAACATCTAGCAGAAGGTTATTTCCTGCAGAGGCGACAGCAGTAAAATATGAGTTGAAGCTGATACTCATTTGACAACTTCCTGCAATAACTCCGGCAGTTGGAGGAATCTCCTCAAGTAGTGCATCCCCCTTTTCAGTGACTAAGATATTCCCATAGGAGTCCAGCAAATACGCAGCAATTATAACAGTATAGGTAAAGTTTGTTGCAGTTGCTGATGCTACCAGAAATGTCCCATTAAAGCTAGTATTCGTTGCTCCAGTAATCGTTACGTATTCCCCCGCTGTAGGGAGCGTGCTTGTCGCCGTTCCTGTAACAGTAGCCAGGTCACTTTCAAGCGTCAAACTCACTGGAGCTGCAACTGTAGTCTTCCCGCTTGACCAGTATGTCCAATGATTTTCAGTAAGGTTATAGCACAGTGTGATAGCACTTTTTACCAGTGACAAGAGGTAAAACAATCTCCCGCCAATTGCAAGGGAATACCCATACACTCCTGACAAGTCATCCAAATCCAATATACTGTCAATGCTTGGGGTAGACACTGGAGTAATCTGTGCTCCAGAGATCATCGACACTGAACGGCCAGTGAGAGTTTGCGAAAGAAAGAACACTGCATCTCCCAACTTTGCTATCGAGCCGGCAGAAGCACATCCGATGGCCTGCGTGAGATTTTGCGCATAGCCTAAAGAACTTCCTGGTGGTGGACTTCCAGTGTCCCAATAGAATGTGGTCGAGTACTGGCTAAAGCTCACCAGATACGTAAGGTAATGCCCAATTGCGACTGAAACTCCAGTCATATCGGAGACGGTAAGAAAGTTCAGCGCAGTCCACGAAAGTGGGTTAGCCAAGTCAGAGCCGTAGATTCTACCTGTAGGAGTCTTGATGTAGTATGCTCCATCCAGATAGGCCACACCGGGAACTGTAGTTGCTGGGTAGTCAGGGTCAGTCACCTTAGACACGGTAGTCCCATCAAACTGCCACATACCTGCAGTGGACTTCAGCACCACATACGGCGTTGTGATGTAAGGAGGGTTAGCGACGAATTGATATTGCAGCCCCGCTACGGTTACAGTGGGAATCGCCCAGGAAGTCCAAGGGGCCGCAAGCAGCACAATACTGTCAGCAATAACCGCATAGCTATTTCCTGACATTGTGAAAGCCCCCTGCCCAGTGCCGGCAGAAAACTGATGTACCAAAGACAATCCCGGCCTCTTCGATACCTTCTTCACTCCACTGACTGTCTGCACGTAGCCATTCAGAATGTAGGAATCCGACATGGGCAGCCCATTTCTCGACTCGATATCAATTGCCAGCGGAAGTCTCATAGCAGTAGCCTAGTGAGTTGCTTTATAAGCATCGAACTCAGCCTTGAGTTCTTGTATTGCCTTTACCAAAACAGCAAGCATTGACTGATCATTCAGACGTAACTTTTCCGCATCCTCAGCATCAACAATGACTGGTGAAGCCCCTTCAAGCGCCAGCACGTCCTGCGCTTTGAATCCATAGCGAACAGGGCCATGACATTCTGCTGTGCTGCGGTCTATTCTGTAACGATAGGCAATTGGCTGCAGTTTGGTTACAAAGTCTAAGCCATGAGGTACTGGCGCAAACTCAGCCTTATCACGCTCATCAGAAACTACTGTCCAGGCTACTTGAATATACGCATTAGTTACTGCCGTAGACCCCATGCAAATGCGGTTGGTTTCTGTAGTTGGGTCGAATACTGGTGCATAAGCGCCTGATGCGTTCTGTGGGCTTATAGCTGTGTTACCAGAGCCAGTTGTATTATGAAGAAGTGCATTCGTACCCATCGCTACGCAGTAGCTGCCAGCTGTGTTGCCAAAAAGCGCATTTACACCATTCGCTGTATTGCTATAGCCAGTTGTATTGCTGTACAATGCATACGCACCAGTCGCTGTATTACTAGAGGTAGTCGTAACATTATAAAGTGCGTTCCAGCCAAGCGATGTGTTCTGGGCTCCAGTTGTGTTGCTGAAGAGCGCGCCCCAGCCATTCGCTGTGTTATTATAGCCAGTTGTATTATTCTGAAGTGCATTTAAGCCTACTCTTGTATTAGAGGCTATTCCCCCGCTCCCAGTGCCGATATTTACTCCATGAATAACAGAATCAGCACTGGCAGTCAGCGCATTTACAGCGAAGTTTTGACTAGGGGAACCCCCAAGTGCCGCAAATTCAGCTTGTGCCTGCGCTACGCTAAGGTAAATCCCCTGAGTTGCCAATACCGCTGCCACAGTGGCTGATTTCATCGCACCTGCCTGCGCCAGTACTACTAACTCATTTCCAGTCAGTGTCCCCGCAGCCGGCAATTGTGGTATCGTTACAGTTCCCATGATAGTTACTTCCTAGTCCAAAACCCTGTTTTAAGAGAATACACGATGGTACTTACTGCCAGCTCCGCCTCTATTTGTCCGCCTTCCCATCCAGCTTGTCTTCGATTTTGTCCAGCTTCTTGAAAAGCGCCTCTATTGTGTGCTCGAAGTCATCCCGCCGAAGGTAGTTCCCCGCCACCAGCACCTCGATCTGGCCAACCTTATCCGCCATTTCTTTGTCTGCCACTTGCAAGTCTTTCACAGCCTGCCAGACAGCATTGAGCAGGAACCCGATTAGCGCCCCAAAACTGGCCAATAGCCAGTTTATGATTGATTGTCCCATCTGCATTTCCATGTTTGTGAAAGGATATTAGTTCTCAGCAGCTTCTTGTAGCTGGTTCAGTGCGAATTGTTTCCACGATATTCCTTTGGCAACTGCTTGCGCTCGAACTCATCAACATAGCTGGCGAAACAGTGCTGTCTGTCAAACCAAAAAATACAATCTACAGTAATTCTAACAGCATTCCAGACTTTGCTCCTCTTGCCGTCTCGCCAGCATCTGGCTGAAAATGCTTCATCTGCATAGCCACACAGTAGTGTGTTGCAAAACTGATCCAGCGCAATTAGAATTTGCTTTAGGTGGAATAGAACCTGCTTCATGCCAAGATTTCCGCAGCTCTTCCTGTGGCGAGTAGTCCAGCAGCTTCCAGCGCCTGCACTCCCGCAATTGTTGCGGAATCATCAAGGTTTATTTCCTCCGCGAGCTTGAACTTATCCAGCCAAACTTCAATCTGTATTACTGATTTAGCTGCCGTGTAGATTCCAGCAAGTTCCGCATCTGTAAAGCGATTCATGTACTCAAGTTTGGTTAGCGTGCGAATACTGGGAGGGGCCACAATGGTGCCTACAGCTAACCTATAGAATGGGTAATTCGCAGCGCAGAAATCTTCGCTGGCATCAATTGTATTGACCACATTACCGTTTACTGCGTCAAGGATTTCGTATCGCATTTTAATACTCCAGGATCACTATGCCATTGCCGCCAGCACCAGAGGTTGCTGTGTAGGAAGTGCTAATAGTAGCAGAACCACCACCGCCCGCACCAACTCCGCCTTTTCCTGCTGTCACGGCAGCGGAGTTTGAAAGCGATGCTCCCCCTCCCCCGCCCCATCCACCAGCACCGGCGGTAGATGATGCGCTTCCGCCGCCCGCGCCATTAGCGCCAGCACCTGCGGTAGTAGTTGAACCTGCGCCACCGCCGCCCAGCGCAGGGAAAATGGGCAGCACTAACCCAATGGGAAAATTCCCAGCTCCTGCCGCAACAGAGTAGCCAAGCGCATCTGGGCCACCGCTAGTGCCACTGTTTGACCCTCCAACGCCAGCACCACCGCCAGGGCTTGTATAAGTAGTAGCTACCGAAGTCGCAGTTACACTTGCCCCACCGCTCATATATAAGTTGGTTCCGACACTGCCGCTGGCAAAAGCGCCCGACCCGATATTCACCGCCCCGCCACCTGTTGCCCCATTGTTGGATGCAGTAACTGCGCCGCTTCCTCCACCTGTCAGGTTTACGTCACCACCAGAGGCCGTGCCGCCAGAGGCACCGGAAACCGCACCAGCAGCTTGCAATCCGCCCCCGCCGCCATTGGCTGTCAGGGTCGTAGAACCGATAGCAACGGTCGTAGTTCCGCCTGCGTTGCCGTTCGCTGCAGCACCAGCGGCCGGAGCAGCAGTCGCACCGCCAGCTCCGATCGTGCAGACAATGGATGTCCCTGCCGCAATATACATCTCTTTGATGCAGCTGCCACCTGCCGCGCCACCAGAAGCCGCGGCAGTGGCAGCTGATATTGCCGCACCAGATCCTCCAGGGCCAATTGCTGTAATACGGTACATCCCAGAAAATTGTGCGGTAATAGTCTTGCTGCTCTGTACATACATAACCGCCCGGCGACTGAAACCGAGGTTAAGGAATTGCTTCAGATCACTCATTAGTAGATTCTCCAGGTGGTTCCGTTGTAGACAAGGCCAACACTGATATTGTTGGTGGACAGCGTCATGTCCTCACTGAGGCCCATGATGGTGCTGCCATTCCGGCCGATTGTCAGATTGTTTGTCTGGAAAGCGCCGCCGCCATCAGAGAACTCGACGTAATTTCCAGCTGTGGGCGTAGCAGGAAGCGTCACGGTAAACGCCCCGCCACTTGTATCTGTTGCTAGATGATCACCTGGCACCGCAGTATAGGCTGCTGTTTTTATAGCCCACGCAGTTGCACCTCCACCTCCAGTAGCCGTAAGGGTTCCAGCTGACAAACTCAATCCAGCCCCTATTGCAATTTCCTCCGCCGCTCCTGTTGCCGCAGTAGATCTTCCCAGTAGCCTTCCAGTGTTCATGGTCAGGCTGCTGGACGTGTATGCCCCGGGAGCTACTGGAACGTAAGAGAGTGCCGCGGTGATATCAGCAGAGGTCAGCGTTACTGCACCTGTACGGGTGTTGAAACTGCTAACAACAGCCGTGGAGGAAGCTGGTGCATACCCCAATGCAGTTGTGACGTCAGCAGAAGTCAGAGTCACTGCACCTGTGCGGGTGTTAAAACTCGTAACGTCTACTGCAACTGGCAATTGGGCTGCCAAAGCCATCAGAAAGTTACTCGTAAACCCAGCTACATTCCCATCATCCAGCGCATTCAGTCCCCCATTCGCAACAATCTGCGCTACCGCGGCTGCGATGAACGACGACTGCCGCCAGACAGTATTAAGTTGCTCCGTTATTGCAATGCCATCCATAAACCCTGTGGCCACAATCGGCAGTGCCGCGTAGGTCGCTGGTGCAAGCACATTGGCCCCTGGTGCTGTAGCGAAGGCTTGAAACTCATTTATACCTGCCATGCGGGAATCTCCTTGTGAATCCTATGCTGCTATTGCCATTTTTGGGGACTGAAACGCTAAAGCAGCAGTCCCCTCGGAGGCCACTGGCCAGTCCCGAATCCCGATAAAGAGGCTGTCTGTATGCCCAGAGCAAACCATCCACCGTAGATAGTCGCCTGTGAGTATGATCTGCGCCAAGGAATTGCAGCCTCTGCCACCACCCCACGGACGAAATCCTGGGGATTCCGAACTTCCTTGTGCTCCTTGCAGACATAGTGCCCGTCCCAAGTCAGCATTGCGTTCCCAGACTTGTTCTTCCTGCCACAGAGGTCGCAGTAGAAGTTCCATTGGCCTGGGGCGAAGTAGTCAGCGCGGCTCATAGGGAAGGGTTACTCGCGCGGATTACAGGGCTGTAATAGGGGGAAGTAACTCTCCAGCTATAAGAGGTCATCCTTGCGATGGCGAGCCCGATCCATACCAAAGCGCCTATTCCGTACACCGGCCCCCGTAAGGCCCCTTTCCGCGCTTCCTTCCCCCCTTTCCTCATCATTGCCACTCCCACGAAACCGCATATCCAAACTCTTGCAATTCTGGCAACTGCTTCTCCAGCCTTTCCCCAATATCAATCCGATACACTGGAGAATTTGGCACCTCCAATTGCTTCACCCTGGAAAAGGCCCCCGCAACAGCCTCCCTCACGCTCCAACCCCTTCCGCTGACTGTAAGGAGATACTGCCCTGCACTCACCAGCGAAGGAACGTGCTTGAGAGAGCCTGAGGAGAAGTCTGGTGCCATGCCAAGTTTCATCTCACTGGGGTGAATGAAATAGCGGTTGCTGTCAGTGATACCCCAGACCGGGAATCCGCTCACGGTAGCACGGGGGAGTTTGTTGAAAGGAAAGTCAGCGTGAGCCACCACGAAGCCAGCCGCAATCTGCCCGGAGGGCCTAAATGTATCCTTGCCGTTGACTGCATCCAACATCCATCCTGCCACATCTGGATGCAGGATTTGCTGAATTTGCATCAGGGGCCAGCCAGGGCGGGTGGTGAATTCCAGGGGCCAGGGCTTGCCTTTCTTGTCAATAATGACTGCTACGTCGATGTAGCCGGTGTAGCCCTGACGGATGAGCTGAGCTTCCAGCGGCAAGAGCATTTCCTGCGCCAGCTTACTTTCCTCGATTGGGCAGTATTTCATCACCGTGCCCATTTCCCCAGTATTTACCCCTACGTCCCCTGGCATGAGCTTCTTGAACTCGAAGTTCTCCAGAAACATCCCCAGAAAGCCATCCCGCCCGACCCAGCCCCCGACCGCCATCTCAATTCCTGGGATGAACTCCTGCAGCAAGAACGGGACTTTCACCTTCTGCGTCCTGTTCCAGTAGTCCAGCATGAACAGCATATCCGCTGGGCCTTTGGAAACGTAGCTGAGGGCCTTGTCCGCGTCGCCTGTGGGCTTGGAAACATAGCGTTTGCCAGTTCCAGTTACAAACTCAATGGCTTCCTTGTAGCCTGAGAACACATGAGAGGGGATGCAGGCAATACCAGCGGCTTCCAGTACCTGTTGCCCAGTGCCGCGTTCGAGTTCCCAGCTCGCGCCTTCCTTCCCTGGCCCGAATATCGGATAACCCTTCCGGCGCCAGGGTTCGAGCTCACCCAGGAACCGTGCGTTGTCGCTGAGTACAATGAGATCAGCCCAATTCATACTCCCCCGCCAGTCAGGGACTTTTGTCACCAGCCCATCGCCGACAGTGTTGTGCGAGCCGTCTTTTTCCTTGGGGAGCCAGAGCCGGACTTCATGCCCCTGGGCTTCTGCCCGGAGTGCGAAGTCGAGGAAGGCTGCCATTGCGTCGATCAGTAGGATTTTCATAGGGAGAGGGTAGCGCAGAAGAAGGGAGAAGGGAAGGGGGCAGAGGCGCTGGGATGGTAGGAGCCTTTCTGCCGCGCACTGCTGAGGGGGAGGGGAGAGTTATTCGTGGGGATTACTCTGTTGTAATCCGCGCCAATAACCTTTAATTCCTTCTCAGTATTCCCCGCCCTCACCGCCCAATGCAATTGTAATGCTGGCGAAAGCAGTGTGCAACCCCTACTTGCGCAAACTGCCCCTAATGCGCTGCAATTTTGTGCATAACTGCCTCCCCACCTACAACACCTGCCCCAGTCAGCCACATTGTCGCATGGGCAGCCTTTCGCACGAAGTCCGCTGCCTCCTTCTGTGACTGCAGCTGGTCGAACACAGTCATGATTGCCTGGTATTTCTCAGTAGGAATCGTCCCATTCTTGTGGGCTTTGGTGAGAATCTGCTTGTAGGCCGTCGCAGCTTCGGACTGCCCCTTGAGGCTTTTGCTGGCCGCGAGCACATCAGCCCGTGAAAGGTCTGCTGCGAGGGCTTGTCGCTGTGCCAGCACCTGAGCTCTCCGCGCTTGAGCCACCTGTGCTTGAGCTTGGGCTGTCTTTGCTTGATCAGCCAGCGTTCGAATCCCCTGCTCACGCGCCGTCATTCCGCTGGCTTTCCCCTTCAGCGCCGCTCCCACCTTTGGCAGCTCTCCCAGAGTGTCCCGAACTTCTGGGGATTGCACGAATTTCTCCAGTGCAGCCCCCTCCATTGGGCGAGTTTTTTCCATAAAGTATTTCATCGCCAGATCCTGCACCAGCTTTGAAGCATGTGTTCGCGCTTCCTCTGGGGCACCTTTCCCCCCAGCAAGGGAGTCCATCAATGCCTTAACCCCCTCAGAGTTCGAGAAAAACTTAGCCGGGAGTTGCTCAGAGGAGATTTTCTGATATGCATCAGACTTAACCCCGCCCTCGGCCCCAAACACAGCCTTCCCGAACCTAGTTCCTTTTGCTTCCAGTGGCTTGGAAAGCTCCGCCCAGCCTTGCTTATAGGACTTAAACTGAGGCACAAACTCCCCCATCGCAGCATCGAGCTTCTTTGCTGCTTCCTTCGCAGCAGTCCTGGCAATAGCTGGATACCCCTCCAAGTCAGCCCCATAGGCAATATCATTCAGATACCGACGCGCGACTTCTGCCTGCTCGAAGGTGATGGGGGTAGATTTTGCAGGCCCAACAATAAGAGGATGACCAGAGGCATCCAGAAACAGCGCCTCGCCGGCCTCCTGCTCACGAGGCCGAAGGAGCTGTGCCATGTCTTCAATCTTCTTTTCGAGGCCTGACACGCCCTTCACGTTCGCCAGCAACTCATCCACAGGCTTAAAGGCATCAGCAGTGTTGAGATAGGAGCCGGCAGCCTCTTTTTTCAGCGCAGCCTCTTTAGCCGCACCGAACAGCATCTCACCCTGTTGCGCGCGGTAGGCCGCTGCTTGCCCCATTTGAATCTTTACGGCATCCCGAATGAGGTCGCCAGTGGCTCCAAAAGACTGTGTACCTTTAGCAGAGGCGGCTTTAAGTTGCTGCTCTAGGTGAGCACGAGCTGCCTCAGCATCTGCTGCAATGCGCTCATTGTGCCGGGCAATAGCGAGTTCCTCCAGTCCAGATTTCTTGGCGCCAGCCAGGAGCTTGTTGGCCTCTCCCTTCACAAGATTCGCTGCCTCTTTTGTAGTGGCTTTAACAGCTGTCCCACGATAGAGATCAACAGCCTTCCCCGTGAGGCCAGTGACGGTCTCTAAACCTGCTTTCGCCAACTTCCCGCCTTCTCCAATAGGTGCAGCAAGCGTACCCAGATTGGCAGCAACACCAAGGCCAGCGGCAATTTCAGGTTTCGCTCCAGTTTTTGTGGCTAGATCAGTAACGGCAGCACCGAACTTATCAGGGATTTCTGACAATCCTTCGCTATAACCCGGCTGAAATGGGAGTTTTGGTGAAGATTTAGCGAAAATATCCTCTACACGTTTCCTAGCAGCTTGCTGCGGAGTGAGCTGTGGGGCAGGTGCAGCCCCGGGAGCTGAAGGCTTTGCCCCTTCAAATCCCGGCTGCCCTTTCAGCTCAGGATACTTCACTGGAAGCAGCTGAAAGGCTTGCTCGCGGGTGCTGCCTTCAGGGCCAGTGATACTGTAAGCCTTACCTTCTGGGCTAGTGAAAGAATATTCAGGCATGGGAGTTCCTTAGTGCCAACCAGCGGGGAGGGTTGAGGGAGCCGCTGCGGGAGTTGGAGCTGTCGTCGGACTTGCAGCACTCTCACCTTTCAGCAGAGCTTTCTGTTCCCGTTCCATCGCAGCAATTCTGTTTGTACCATCTTGCTTGATCCGATTCAGCACACGCTCAGTAGACTCCAGTGGCAAATTCCCGTTCACAAGTTCTTGCATTTCATGTCGAGCAGAGTCTGATAACTGCCCAACTAGTCTAGGATTGCTCAGAACCCGTGCGGCTTCTGTTTGTACAATAGCAATCTGAGCCAAGTATTCACTCGTGTCAGGATTATCCCCCATGTTCTGCCTGACCCAGTTGATTGGTTTATTCGCCAAGGCACTGTTGCCTTTGATGGCTTGCTTGGAAAGGGAAATCGCAATGTTAGCGTTCTGATCCAGCATCTCCTTATACGGACGAATTGCTGCTAAGTCTTTTGTAACCTGCCCGAGGGCATTTGAGGTTGCTTTGAATCCCTGTTGCCCAGCTACAAGGAGCTGTGCAGCTTCGTTTCGTGTGAGTGTTGGGTTCTCTTCCATGATCTGAGCAAAAGCCCCACGGGTTACAGCATTCCATTGCTGTTGAGCCGCTGCGGAATAGCCAGAGACAATTTGTGCTCGGGGAATTCCCTTGCGGTACATTGCAATTTGATCCTGGATGGATTCAGATGATGCTGGGCTGCTACCAGGTAAAAGCCCCTTAGTCATCTTATGAAGTTCCAGCCCTTCCCGGCGCAAAGCGGCATTTGTGCGAGCAGTCTCCAGTCGTATGGCCTCATTCTCACGATGGCTTCTTGCAGCTTCCTCACGTTGCAACCTCTTATCCTCTTCCGTCGCCAGCAGCTTAAGCTGGTCAGAGGCTTTCATGCCTCTGCGTGTTTGCGCCTCTACAAACGCTGGCAGTGCAGGGTCACCGGGCAGCGGCATCTTGGAAATATCCCCCCCACTGCGGGCAATAGCTGCAGAGAGTTGTCCGTAGTTTTCAGCGGATGGGGCAGTTTTGAACGCAAGAGCGGCCTGTGCAAGATCTTCAGTGGTTTGCGCCTGCTTTTGCACTGCAGCTTCCCTGGCCTCTTTCCCCTGCTTTGTGTAAGCCTCCGCCTGCTGTCGCCATGAGGCAGCACCTGACAAATCCCCCGCAGCTTCCAGCCTTGCAGCAGCCTTCATGGCAAAGTCTGCCTTTTGCACTGGAGCTTCCACGTCATCCTTAATACCAGCGAGTTCCGCTTGGGCTACCTGAGAGACTTTCGACCGTACATCAGCAAGTTGTGCCTGCTGTGCAAGCTCCGCCTTCGCCGTGAGCACTTGTTGCTGCTTCAGCTCAGTCTCCGCCTGAGCACGCGCTTGCTGTTGCCCGTAGATCATATCATACCCGGCCTGCAGGCCAAGATTATGGAAGAATCCACCCATTGTCAGAACTCCCTATCAGTCGAAGGTGTAACCAGCGAAGGCATTGAGATCAGTGCCACCGGAGAGCACAGGTTGAGAATTGAACTGGTAGCCGGCCGGAGTTACAGGGAAGGCTTGCCCAGAGGCTGGAGTGATGCTATTGTCGCTTGAGTTCCTATAGTTGCCAAGCCAATTCCCAGCAGCACCTCCAATGGCATTCCCCAGCGCACTTGCAGCTTGCTGTTGCTGCATGTTTTGATTCGCCTGCAGCTGCCCGGCTATGCCAGGACTCCCGGAAAGGGCTCCTGACAACTGCGCCAACCGGGAATACTGATTCTCATAGGCAGATTGCTGACGGTTAAACTCATTAGCAAACTCCTGCGAGGCTTGCCCTTGGCCATATTGCTGCAGTTGGGCCATTTCATTCCCACTGGCAATTTGGCCTGTCTGCGCCAATCCTCGTTGGAGGGTGTCCATTCCTTGTTGCAGTCGCCAAGCGTAACTTGGATCAGAAGTTCGGAAATTGTACCAAGGTTGCAGCATCGCAGCGGAGGGATCACCTGAGTTCATCAAAGAGGCAAGCTGCGGCTGGTACTGAGCACGCTGACTCGCGAATGGGTCGGCGGCTGCCGCTGCAGAACCGGCCCCAGAACTAGGGGAGTCAGGTGCAAGCATGGAACTAACAATCGGCGCTGCAACAGCGCCAAGAATAGCACCGAACATATTAAAGTCCTCCAGTAAGAGAAATGTGAGCAGTCAGCATAATGGGTGATGGTACGTTTTTCATACTGTCCCCCCAACTTCAGCAACAAGTTGCTGGACTACGGCTGAATTAACACTGAGTGCCGCAAATTGAGGTTGAATTAGCATTTGGCAAAGTTGTGCATGACGTTCAAAATCGACTTCGCCCAGGCCTAAAGCATTACAAATACGATCAGGACTTTCAAACAATTCCAGCCAATCACAATGAAAGCCGTCGAGCTTGGCCAAAGCGTTGAAACTGGACAATGGTAGCGCAGGAAGTCCGAGTCGTTTCAGTGAGGAATTCACTTCAGTAGGGGGTCGGTGAAGAACTACCTTTTTTGCTGGGTGCGCATTTACCCACCCCGGGAAATTGTATAGCCCAGTGCAGGAGACGCCCAAACGCTTCTTGCTGGTAAGGGAATCCAAATCTCTGTAGTGATGCGTGAACAGTGGATCATGCAGGCACAGAGTCGTGTCAGTTGTAAGCCAATTCGCTGCCCACGTTGTTCCGCTTCTAGGGGCTGCGATGAGCATAAACTCGATCATTCTCAGCGAACCCTCATACCAGGAGTAAACCGTACTGACACCTGCTCTTGCAACGATGCTGCATAGTTCTCCCGCAGGTAGGCGGCCCGTGCAGCAATCTCCTGCCTCATGCCTGCTGGAGTCTGATATTCCAGTGCTACCTCATCTGCCAGACACCACTTGAGCAGTCGAAAAGCCTCCTGCGGGAAGTCGGGAGTGTCAGTAGCAAGATTGAAGTCTTGGAGTTGCCGCTGAATCACTACGTGCAAGGTGTGCATATCGTCAGCAGGGACATTATACACATACAACATCCCAGCGCCAAGCTGCGGGTCGTAGTAGACCTGGTTAGGCACACCTGGTTGAAGCTTATTCCCCAGCCTGTCGTAGTCGTATCGGGAGCTAACAGTAAGCTGAGTGTCATTCCCTACAGCGTCCCGTATGTAGCAGTCCAGAACCCTCAATGGGAGGGTAGTACCACTGGCTGCGGAGAGGTCATACGCCACAACTCCAGTGAGGAGTGGAACTGGCACATCCACCACGCACCACAGGGGGAGTTCATTCCGTGCCAAGTCCTTCACCAGCAAATTCAGGGCCACCGCACAAGTTGTAATGTCCTCTTGAGGGATGCTTTCGCTGGGGTCATATGCCCCAACAAGCCGCAAGGCCCCTGCGATGATATCATCCCTGGTCATTGTGAAACCGTAAGTACCGCTGGTAGCCATTACTTACCCTTGGCCCCAGAAGCGCTTTTGGAGCTGGAAGCCACTTTGGCGTTCATCTGCTTTGCCATAGCCTGCATGGATGCTACAACAGTTTTCCCAGATGGGGCTGCCGCAGCAGCCTTCGGTGGGGTTTTGCGCTTTGGTTTTGCTGCCATATGGCCTCCAGTTTACTACGATTGTGTCTTGCGAAGTTCCAGCACCACAGAGTAAGAAAGGATTGCCCCTGTTGCCCACCCTTGAGTAGACATTAGGATTTTCCCAGTCTTTCCTGCGCCTGCGTTGGAAGGTAATCCCCCGGTGCGCCTATACTCCATGTGCCCACGACCAGTAAGTTCTTCAATATTCACTGGAGTAGTAGCGTCCCAGAGCAGTGTCACTGCTAGAGTATCCTCCACATTATACACAATCCGGTCGATGGTAAAGCCAGCAGCTTTCACGGCAAGAGTGTTATCTATGCCACAAAGAGTTGCTGGGTCTACTACAACAGTTTGTGCTACGTCAGAAGTATCCAGCACCCCTTCGAGCTTGACGACAGCATTGCGCGGCCCGTCAAGCATCAGTTGAATTGAGGTAGCGTTAGCCATGACTGTTAGCGCTCACGCACTGCGACAATGTAATCGGTAGTGAGGGTTTTGGCCGCTGCCGCGCCATTCTGCAGCCCAAAGGAGGGAGTGAGAAGGGCTGTGGTGAGCGAAGGGGCCATGATAGAGGCTACAGGGCCGCGGAACTGACTGGAAGCGATAGCATTCGCACCAGTTGATGGGTTGAAGAACGCAAAGATATTCCCCTGCGGGTCTACTTCAAAGCCCAGTTCGAATTGCACACCATTGGCTGCCACGCAGGCAGCCGGGAGAGCCACGCTAGTGATAACCCCACCAATAACTGACTTCAGTACAAAGCCCGTTTGCGCTGTCGTTTTCAGGAACCAAATGCCATCAGTAGCATCGAGAGGTGTGGAGTCGATGTCCTGCAGGCCAGCAATGAACGTAGAAGCAGTAGCGTCAGAGAGCGCGCCAGCGAACTTGAAGAATGTGCGTTTGCCGCTGGTGAGCTTGAAGGAGGCCGTCGTAAGCTGCAGGAAGGAAGAGTCCGTTGCACCTGTGCTGGTTGTAGTGAGTAGTGCTCCGCCATCAGCCGAAGTGGGCACGTTCGTGGGAGTAGTGCCAACAAGAGTAATTATCCAGTCAGTCGCTGTGTAAGTGATAAAATCATTGGCGTACAACTGCGCCCAAGTGGGATCAGGAGCGCCAAAATTGCCAAGAGCCTGCCAAGGAGCTGCATTGGTCAGGCCATTGGGGCTTCGGGTGGTCAGTGATTGCATAGGTCAGTCCTCAAAGTGAAATTTGCGCGGATTACAAGGGAGTAATCCGCGCAAATAATTGCATCAAGTCATCCAAACTGGTTAGCTGGCATTGCTACCATACAGGCCGCGAGGATTGACCCAGATAAACGTGTAGCGTTCATACGCGCCAACCTTGAAGTTGCGAGT